CCATCTTTTCAACAATTGGTGCAATATCTATATGTTTGTTTTCCAACTTTCCATATAGATATCCTTCCAACCAAATATAAAATTCTTTGTGTGTTAACATAATTCCCTACTATAAAGATTTACTAAAATTAATCTTACAGCCTTAAATTCCTTTGCTTTTTTAAGGTTTAACCCATAAACATTTGCAATTGCTTTTAAATGAGGGTAAGCTTCACTTATTGTCATTTTACCTATCTCCATAATTAATCAATAAAAAGTTCAAAATCTTTGTTTACGTGACCACATCCATCACACATATAAGTTGGGAATGGGACTAGTGTGTCTTCCTGGCTTCCGGTTAATAGTTTTGGGACTTTTTTAAGCATCGTAACCTCTTTGAAGTACTTTGACTCACACTTCTCACACTTAACAGTCTCCTGTTGTTTAAGATCAATCTTTGGTCTAATAATATTATCTTCCATATTACTCTTCAATTAAATAAAGTTCATACTCTTCATCGTATTGTTTATCTTTAATAATATCACCACCAAATTCAAATTCATTTGCTAGTGATCCTTCATACCCATCTTTAATTTCAAATTCGTGTAAATTTTCTTTAAGATAATCAAAGGCTTCCTGGTCTGACATACCCTCAAATTCAGGATAATCTTCCTTGTTGATTTCAATTTCGTCATAAAGTTCGTAAACAGTATAACTTTTACTCATTCTGATTTTCATCTCAATATATAATTTATGTTTATTTTTTTAACTCTTTAAGTTTTTCTTTAATATCCATATTAAGTATAGTATTTATTGTGGTTTTATCAACTCTGTACTCAATAAATTCCCGGTCATCTGTTAGTCTAACTATTATACACCCAAGGAGTGGTATACCACCATATTTGGTTCCTTCAAGCATTTTGATAAGTAACTTACCATAAAGTGGTAATTGTACCTTATAGTGTCCAAGTGCGTTATCTGGTAAATCTCGGAATGGTGGTTTCATCTTTTTGGTATATTTGTTTACCATAAAGCTTTTTTCTTTGTTTGTTTTCCAGTCCGTAATTAAAAGACCTAGTTCACCACTAACACCAATAACTAACCACACTTTATCTGGTTGTCCGGTATATCCTAGTTCTGGGTGTCCCAAAACAATTTCAGTATCAAGTAATACACATCCTCTTTGTTTAATTAAATCAATATATCTTTTACCCGCAACAACCATTGAATCTCCCTTAACTATCTGCTCGGCATCACACTCAAAAATTGGTTGTCTTACTTCTTTGTCAATTTCAAAGTCGGCTAGAGTGTATGTCTCAAGTAGATAGTGAACTCTGGATCCCATATTTGTTGAATATGTGCCGGCTTGGGACCATTCTTTAAGTAATCTTTCTTTCTCGTCCGGATTTCCACCAGATTTATATTCTGCAATTCCTTCTGAATCAAACTCTTCATAAAAAAGTTTCATAACTTTTGATACCGATGGAAAATCTGATTTAAGATTGCCATCCGTATCAAGCATTGTATATTTGTGTGCGTCTTCCTCAAAAGTTAATTGAAACTCTTTTTGTCTGTCAGAGAGTATATCTCTTATTTCTTGTGCTACTTTATATAAATCCATTTTTAATCTTTTATTTCATAATAATATTCGTTTATTTGTCCTTTAAGGTCACAAGCATCTTGGTCATTTGGTAATTTTACAATTTTAATTCTTCCCCATAATTCACCACCATTAAGTTCGTGATATAACTTAACAGCGTTCCCCCAGGCGTCACCATCAAGACATATAATAACATTTGCTTTGGCGTTATTATATATTGTTTCAAAAAGAAGTTCTGACATATGTTTACCAAGCATAACAACTGGATTGTCAAGAAACATCCCATCAAAGGCACCCTCAACAAGATAAATGTCTTTATTCCAATCAATTAAACTTTCCCAAAATATGATTTTTTCTTTTTCGGCTTCAGGGTTTCTGTATTTTGCTCTACTTTTAGGGTCCCAACTTCTCCCTACATAATAATTTAGTTCACCTTTTGTATTATAAGATGGAATTATTATTCTACCCATATGACTTCCTTTATCACAAAATCCAATGCCAAATTTTTCAATTATCTCATCAGTAATCCCACGACTTTTAAGGTAGTTATATGCTTGTTTCCTTACCGGATATACTGGGTGTGAATCTTTAAATAATGTAAAATTGTCCGGTAAGATAACTTTTGGTTTTTTCTTTTTTTCAACCTTTTTATTCTCGTCTGGTCTTAATATGTTGAATAGTTTTTGGTATCGTTTATTCGCATATTTATCAAACAGCTTTTTAATGCTTCCGTGTGTTCCTTCACTATCACCACAAGACCAACATTTATAAACACCATCAATATAGTTTACCTCTAAATTATGTTTGTTTCTACCATCATCACATACTGGACAATTAAAAGAAATTTGACCACGATTAGGGTAGTGTAATCCGTGGTCACCTAAGACATCTTCTAATAATTCAACAAGTGCTTCTTGTTCTTCCATAAGTTAAGGATAGATTTTTTTTAAATATAGTATTTTTATTTTAAAATTCCAACTTCACAAGTTTTTTTTAATTTCTATATTTATATTAGTATGCCAATAGATATAACAATTAATAGTATTACTGGAACTTCACCTTATGATGTGTATATTTGTGACACAGGAAACACAACCTGTGTTTACGTTAATACAATTAGTAGCGGTAGTTTACCATATACTTTTACCGTACCATTAATTTTTGAGAACCTCCCGGGGTATAATGTAAGGGTTATTGATGATATTGATTGTATAATAAACTATGAATTGATTGTTTAATGAGTTGTATTTTTGGGACTGGTAATGTTTATGATGGTGAATATGCTTCTGGTGGTACATTTAATGGGTATAATTATTTTACCGGAGACACAACACCAATATACTATATGTACTTTTCAACTGGTGCGACACAAAATTTTTGGTGTCTATCATCCTCATTAGGTGGTGTATGTGATCAAGTTGGTACTTTGAATAGTTTTTCTGTAGACCCAGATTTCTGGTCTGGATTTTATACGATTAGTTCTTGTCCGCCAACTACAACAACAACAACATCACCTTGTGATGTATTTGATTTTGATGCAATATTTGATTGTATAATACCTTCTGCAACACCAACACAAACGCCAACTAGTACTCCAACACCAACACCAACACCAAGTCCGGACCCTTGTTTTGACAATGCAATGATAGCGACATTAACGGCTTATACTCCTACACCAACACCGACAATATCTGTAACTCCAACACCAACAACAACATATGTTGATAGGCCTTGTAAGTTTGATGGTATGGCTAACTTTAATATTTTTGACGAATATATGAGATGTGGTAATAGTAAAAACTTTAGAGATTGTTTCTCCGGAATTGATTACTATACACCGGATGTTTTACAATATTCTGGAGGTCCGCTAACACAAGGAAATGTTTATAAATTAATTGTTAATAATGTTGAGACTTGTGGTACATTTGTTGGACTTGTTGATAACATTAGTGGGGTTGATGAGATTCAAATTATATATGAGTTAGGTCCTGAAGTTGATGGGGCTTGTCTTGATTGTTTACCACCAACACAAACACCGACACCGACACCAACACAAACACCGACACCGACACCAAGTCCAAGTCCAACGCCTTGTGTTCTTAAAAAGTATATAATTCAAGCAACCGGTTTTCAGTGTAGTTATAAAATTTTTGATTGTAATGGACTTGAAATTTCAAAAACAATTCCTAAAACACCTGTTGGTGACACTTTAACTGTTTGTTCTTCTCAAACACCAGTGGCTATTACAAATTGTGCAACATTTAGTGTAAATGAAATTGGTCTTTGTTAAAAACAAAAATATCGGTCATTAAACCGATATTTAAAACATTCAATATTTTATTTATAATTACCAAATTTCATTTGAGTTCATATACCCCAACACACAGGTATACGCATCTGTTTGATCAAAATTCTCTTTTTTAAGGGTATTGTTTTTGGTATAAGACCAAATAATCTGAGGTTCTTTTTTTGCCACTTTTTCCCAAATTATTTGTTTCTTATCAATATCTTTCGGTAAACCACCAAATAGTACAAACTTGCCTTTATCATTTTCTCTCACAAGGTCTGGCCAAGCAAATTTCCTTGAATTATAGGTTGATATAAATTCCGGGACAATCCCAAGTGTCCCATAAATTTCTTTACAAAGAAAACTATTAAATCTTAGTAGTGTTTGTACCGTTCTAATGTTATTTGAATTAAGTAATGGTTCCTCAATTATAACTTTAACAATACCCAAATTAACATATTCTTTTAATTTTTCAGCAAAAATTTCAGATTTTAAAAGTAATTCTTTTAATTTATCATCTTTAACATTTTTTGGTCTTGGTGATATATGTGTAAGTTCAAGTAGTTCTTTTGATTGTATATCAAATAAAGCCCATCCAATTGTGCTTGTTGATATATCTAGTCCTAAAACTTTTGGTGCATTTTTAATTTGCTTTGCCATAATATTTGTTTTTAACAAAATAAGGCCAATAATTAAAAATTAAATATTAGAAGTCAATCTTAACGACATATTGTTGGATACCTTGCCTTAAAGTCGGTGACTGTAGTTTGGACATAACAAGAATATCTTTATTGTCATCAAGTAATGCAATTTCAGTAATATATGAACTAGTTCCAGGTGTCCAAGATGGATTTGTTGAAATCTGGAACTCACTTGAACTTAAATTAATTTTATATTTCATCTCATATATTGTCGCTTGGATGTCTGTTTCAAAAGATCCGTAAAAATAGTACTCATCACCAAAATTTAATTTAGGTTTTGTGTTACCGACTGGTGTTAAATCAATGTATTTATCTAACCTATAATATGGTGCTGAATTGTAATTATCATTTGTAATAACAAAAGTACTATTAACAAGTGAGTCTTCAGTCACATAACCACCAATAAAATCGTTACTAATTTGACTTGTAAAATCAATTAACCTCCATTTAGCAGGGTCAGGTCTTTGTCCTACCTGAACTTTTTGAGCTAAAATCTGGAATGATTGTGCAAAGAATCCAGCTGGGACATCACAAACATTACAAGGATTTGTTGTCGTCGTTGTTGTTACTGGTGAATATGTTGTCGTCGTTGTTGTTACCGGAACATACGTTGTTGTGGTAGTTGTTATTGGGTAATAAGTCGTAGTTGTGGTAGTAGGATTATAACCAGGTTGTGTAAGACACCCAAACTCACGGCCAAATCTAATTGCAACATTTTTATTTATGTCAGTAGTACAAACATCATTACTTTGAGCTTTCACATAATAGTTACAATGTAATGAATTTGTGAATCCATAATTATTTGTTAATCTATATGTCACATACATAACTTCGTTTGTTCCTGTGATAACTCCATTAATTGATGCTGTGGTATCACAAGTATTTGGTGTTATAAGTGTTGTTTGAGGTGCTGGTAATGTCCAGTTTCTATTTGCCTTATAAGACATAGCGGCTATTACCTCCTCGTCATCAATAATAATTAATTTACTATCTGGAAACACTTTACCAATTCTATTAGGTATACCATCTTTGTTTGTAAATGTATCCCAAAGATGATAGTATCTAATACCCGGTTGGTTCATACCTTCATTCTTTTTTGATTTGATATAATGAGGTGTAAACAATTCTAAAGATTCAAATCCTGGAGGATCAACCCAAAAAGTTGTACCATAACAACATTCAGGGTTTTTATGCCACATAAGCCAAGGAATATGTAATTTAAAATTACGAGCCTGACCTGTTGTATCTTCTGGGTTTGTTGGGTTATATGGTTCAAGTGCAAACTTTTCTCCGTAGAAGAAATCAATTGTTTGATTTGTATAATGAATAATTGCAATTGCTTTTTGTTCTTCCGGTTTAACTTCAACAATTTCACCCAAAGAATTATAATAGAATGTTTTATCAGTATCTGTTTGACCACTACTTGAATTATACCCAAAATACTCTTTTGATCCAATATAATTTATTGACCCAAATTTAGTATAATCTTCATATTGTGCCCCAACCAACCCTGCTGGTGATTCTGTCCAAGGAATATTCATATTCCATACCTTAACATCAAATTGATCTGTATCGCATATTGATTCAAAATCAATAACTTGTTCATTCCAATGTGGTTGTGGTGTAATACTATCATATATTTGAGTCATATTAGATGGGTAAATCAAAACTCTTGAGTAACAATTAACCGGAAAATATGTGTAATCTGGTGTTGTCCTATCAAGAGTTATTGTATTTTCACACACATCAATAATTCTATATGTCAATATTGTAAAACAACTATTTGCAGGCATAAAACAATCCGGTTCCGGTACTAAAGGACACTCAGGACTAGGTGATGGTGTAAAGCAAGGTGTCTTACTAGGGGTTGGTGTTGGTGTTGGTGACGCACAAGGGTCCGTTGATGACGGAGTTGGTGTCATTGTAACTGTTGGTGAAAGAGTAATTGTTGGTGTTGGTGTAGGTGTAGGTAAATTAACACATTCACAATTGTATTTTGCTCTTCCATCATAATAAATTGTTATAATATCACCAATCTGTGGTGTTTGTTCGTTTGTATAATTACAACCAGAATAAATAAGTTCAACTTTATTTGAACCATTAAGGGTTGCCATATCAATAACATAATTTGCACTTACAACATATTTGTTACTTACAAGCGCGTCCCAATTTACTTGATTTGATGTTGTATTTCCACTAAAAAATCCTCTTATTGGTGCTCTATTAAATACTGGTTCAACAATAGAGTCCATAAAAGGAATTCCATATGTATTTGTTTGTGTTGAGTCGGCCAAATATGGGTATTTAACGTATTGTCTATTTGATTGTGGTACACCAGTTGCATTTTGTGAGTTAAATTGTGGTTCTAAAACAAAACTATTAGTCTGATTATATGTTGATCCTAATTTATCATAAGAAATCTCACTATCCCCAACTTGAAAATAGGAGATTTTAAAATTACCTTGAGATAGTTTTTGTCTTCCAATATCAGTTACTCTTGTGTTAACTAATCCTGATGTATTTTTTATAATATAACTCATTTGTTAATAAATATCATATATAATATTTTATAGTTTTGGTGGACTTTTTTTAATACCAATCTCACCTAGGGTAAATCCAAACCCAGTCCCAGGGCTTGTGTTAACATTAACAGGTGTATTTATTGTTGTTACTGGACAACAAGGACAGATTAAAGTTCTTGCACTTATAATTTGTAACGAATATGTACCATTTGTACCACTACACTTAACACCTGGAGGTATTGGGTTAACAATTTGATTTGTTATTGTTCCTGTTATCGTTTGACCACCACTTATTGTTAATGTTTTAGTATAAGTTTTTATTTGGGTTACACCTTGTGTTGTTCCATCATTACATCCCGGTGTCGTAAAATTTGTGTTTTGATTTTGAGTTCCAACTAAAGTCATACCACCAAGACCAGCCGGACTTGTAAACACAACATTGTTATTATAAGTTGGTGCGGAAGGAGGAACTGGTAATGGACTTGAGTAATATGTTAAATTACTAACCTGTGTTATATCAAACTGAATTGTTTCTGTTGGTGGTAAACTTGGTGATGGTGTAATTGTAAATGTTCCATTACCGGAAGTTTGTACAACATTCATTGTTAGTGAATATGTTGGTGCTGGCGTTAGTGTAATTGTAACACTTTGTACACTACTTTCATTTCCTAAACTATCTTTAACTCTTGTGTAATATGTTCCTGGTGGTAAATTATTAAATACTGAACTAGAACCATATGTTATGCCTCCATCAATTGAATATTGGTATGGTGGTATTCCTCCGTTTGCACTAATGGTTATTTTCCCATCTTTACCACATTTAGCCGCTAATGCGTCAGCGTGGAATGTAATTGGTGTCCCACTACTACAAATACCCGAATAAGCAATAATACTATTAGATAATATTAATGGATTTCCTTGTATTGTCCAATTGCTTAATGGTGGAATTGATGGGTCATTGTTTTTGAATGTCCCAACTGACGTTAAACCAGAAATTGTCCAGTAGTTTGGTGTAGATCCTGTAACCCAATACATTAATGCATTTTCCGGAGACGCTGTCCAACTTGGGTACCCATTTATGTACGAGCTTGGGTAGAATTGTGTTTGTATTGTAGTACCTACTTTTTCGGTTCTTACAGTTCTTTTAAAACATAATGGTCCGTAAGTAGGTAATGGTGTAGGTGTGGGTGTAAGGGTTGGTGTAGGTGTTGGTGTTAAACCCGTTAATACACAAGTTGACGCTATTGTAAAATCATTATAAAAATCGGATACAACGGCCGAATACTCACCAGGACTTAATCCTGTTATAAGTTGCGCGACACTTCCGTTTTCCCAAGCAATTGTATATGGTGGTGTTCCGCCAGTTATAGTTAAAAGTGCTGTCCCATCAAAAGTATCAACACCAGATGGGTGAATCACATTACAAAACACATCCATAGGAAATATTGTAAGAACATCACATTCATTTCTAGGTTTAATAGTAATTGGTTTTTTGGGACAAGCATTATTAATACATTTACCACCATTACTAACAACAATACTTCCTTCATAATCAAAATATGGTTTTGTTTTTGCACAAAAATTAAATGTCTGACCTGTTGGTAAGATACCATCAAATAAAACATTGTTACAATTTACATATTGTGTTGTTATTGGTTCTGATGGTGTTTTAAATGTGTAACAATTACAATCACAATCACAACTACCACTATAATCTATTGTAAATGTTGTTGTACTAACACAAGTTCCTGAACTATAGTAGTTTACATAAAAACATTCACCACTTAAGACTTCTGTGTTTGTGATATCTAAAACGACATAATTATTTACAAAACCAGACAGATTTGGTTCGTTACTATAAAATGGTGTAAGAGTTCCATTACAAGGATATAGTTTATAACATGCCATTCTTTTTAATAATAAATAATTACTTTTTTGTTTTTTGAATAAATGATTTCATTAATTCAATATACTTTATTGTTGATGAATTTTTATCAATATAATCAAAATGATTTTCATTTTTAATTAGACATTCAATTGGGTCAATATTTATGTATTCACCTTTATAGAATTTTGTTGATTTTAAGTCGTCGGTTACTCCTGCCATATGAAGTATTGGGCACTTTTCATATTTTTCAATGTTATCAGTTGCCCAAGAAAAATTAAGATCCTTAATAACACTTGTTTTGTTTCCATTAAGCCAAAGGTTCCAAAGAAGCGACCACATTTCTGCAGTCCAAAATTGTATCTGCCCTGGATTGATCGGGAACCTTTTTTGATATGAGTGCATTTGAAAATACAATGGTGTTGAGTCTTCGTATATTTTATACCACAACTTGGAGTCAGTATTTTTTACAATATATTGGCCACCCCCAGAATTTTCTTGATTTTCTTTTATCACATTTACATCAATTCCAATAACATCAGCCATTTCACTTAATAGTTGTCCTTTCTTAGAATTTTTATGTTGCCTTTCATATCTATCACAACAGTCAATAATGTAATTATATCCAATGTATCCTATGGTGTCTGAAAGGTATGATATATCATCTTTTAATAATGTTTCAAAATCTGGTAATTCTCTAAAAATAATATCAGCATCGTGAAGAAAAAATGATTTACCAAATTGTGGATATTCTTCAAGCCATCTTGAAATTAAATATGGTTTTATACTTGGTATATATGTTTTTTTTCTTCTACTATCTTCATAGAAATGTATATTAACCCCAAGATTTAAAAGTTCTTTAGCACCTTCGGATGGTTCTTTTGCTCCGTGGACCATTGCTAGTATTACGTGAATATTTTTTGGGTTAATTCCTTTTTCAATAAAATTATGAACATATAACTTTATTTGCCAATGAAAATAAGAAACATCTGGTTGTGCGGATACAAAAACTAAATCTTGCATTTATAATTTACTTTAAAATAAATTTAAATGAAATAGTAAAATACTGAATAGATTATGTTTTAGTTATTTAAATTCTCAAGAGCCGATATTCTATTTTTTAACTCATCTATTACTACTTGTTGTTCTTTTATAGCTTCAACAAGTAATGGTATCATAGCGTCAGTATGAACACCTTTGTACTGATCAACTTTATTTGTAAATGATAATCTAGGTTCAACAGATTCAACTTGTTGTGCGATAAATCCAAATCTTTCATCATTTCCACCAGCTTTTCTATCTTTCCATTGATATGTAACACCACTTAGTTGTAATATTGTATCTAAACCACCAGTTATTGGTTTTATATTTTCTTTTAGTCTTTCATCTGATGTATTTGTTGTTAACTTACCTGTTGCATCTATTCTAATGTCATTAACAAAAGCTGAAGTACCCACACTTCTTAATGCAATATTTTCAGCTTCTAAGTAATTAACAACATATACCACAGGTTCATTTGTCCCACTAAAAACTGAAGTTGTATCACCAGATGGTAACAAATATAATGTGTCATCAGTACCACTTGTTCTAAAAATAATTGGACCATCAGATTCATTAACAATAAATAAAGTAGCGTTTGTTGACCCAGTACTAAAATTAGCTTCAAGAGCTGAGTAGTTACTATATTGAGTTAGTCTAGTATTTAAACTTGGTGATGTTGTACCATTATATAACCTAATATTTGATCCTGCTGACCCAGTTCTTAACTGAATATTATTTTCAATTGACGCTGTTTCTGAGTAAATACCAAGTTCATTATTTGGTCCAACTGATAAACCTGGTATAAGACTACTATAAGTGTTATTTGGTCCTCCAATTCTTACATTTCCGGTTATTCTTGTGTTACCACTAACGTGTAATTTTTCACTTGGTGTTTCCAATCCAAGTCCAATAAAGCCTTTGCTACTACCATTACCATCAATAAACATATGTGCGGTAGATAAATCTGGTGTTGTTCCAGCATAAAATCTTATATTATCAAGTGGAACCGATCCAGATGGTGCGTTTATAATATTTAAGTTTCTTGTATTTGCTCCGGCATATAAAAACATATCACCATTACCACCATAACCCGGGAATATGGTATCAGTCCAACTTCTCATTCCAACGCTACCTCCAGTTGCTGGTTGGACAAAACTATTAAAGGCTATGGTGACATCAAATCTTGGTATTCCAGTACTTGAGAAAATATTAAACCTTCCTCCTGTTGATGTTGGATCATAGTAAAATTCACTATTTGTTCCGACAACTTGTAAGGGATATTGTGGTGAGTCGGTACCAACACCCAATCTTTCATTTGCTAAGTCAACTGTAATCCCACTATTGGACCCAAAATAAACATTTCCTTCATCTAAAGGATTTATATTTAATGGAGAACAAGAATGAATATTATAAACATATAAATCATCAACACAATCTGTCGGTGACCCAATTGTTGTCGCAGATATTGTTGTTGCTGATAATCCACCAGTAAACGTTGTTGTTCCAGTTACAATACCACCACTAAAACCACCGGTTGTTCCAGTAACAACAAATCCATTTACATCAATTCCTAAATTATTAATTGATGTACCAGTTCCAAGTAAAGATATGTTTAGATATGGTACATAAACGGTATCGTCTGTTGTACCAGTTATATTTTGACCACCAATAACCACAGACCTATTACCAGATACAAGTGAATCGCTTGAGTGTATAAATGATCTACTACCATTTGCAATTGATTGGTAACCACCAGCGTGTGAAGCATTTCCAGATGCTATTGTAAAATATCCTTCTGTATGTGAAAATGATCCATTCGCTATTGTTGCATAACCCTCAGCATGTGAAGCACCCCCGCTTGCGAGTGTTGTAATACCCTCTGCGTGTGCCCAAGTAGTTGTCGCACTTGTTTGTTGACCTTCTGAATGTGAATAATCACCAGAGGCTGTTGTTTGATAACCTTCTGAATGTGAATAATTACCGGATGCTGTTGTTTGATAACCTTCTGCGTGTGATGTAATACCATTGGCAATTGTTAAACCACCTTCTGCGTGTGAACCAAGTCCGGCTGCGGTACCACCACTTATAATATTAAAACCATCATAATAACCACCTTCAGCGTGAGCTCCTTGATTTGCAGCCAAAGAATAATACCCTTCAGCGTGTGAACGAAGAGTACTGGCAATTGTTGAGTCTCCTTCTGTGTGTGTATAATCACCAAGGGCTTGGGTAAAAAATCCTTCAGCATGTGAATAATCTCCTTGTGCAATTGTTGAGAGTCCCTCTGCATGTGAAGCGATACCAGTTGCTGTTGTAAGTTGTCCTTCGGCATGTGAATTATCTCCAGTGGCTATTGTTCCAGCTCCTTCGGCGTGTGACCCAATTCCGGTTGCCGACCCACCACTAAAATAAAAAAATCCATTAAAATATCCACCTTCGGCGTGTGATGCAAAACCTCCGGCGATTGACTGGTATCCTTCAGCATGTGATGTGTCACCGCTAGCTATTGTTGAGTCACCTTGTGAGTGTGAAGCGACACCAATGCTTGTTGTACTAACTCCTTCTGCGTGTGATGTAGCACCATTGGCAATTGTATTATACCCCTCGGTGTGTGATCTTAAACCAAACGCACTTGTAGATTCACCTTCGGCGTGTGAAAAATCACCTCCCGCAATAGTTGAATACCCCTCGGCGTGTGCGCTATCACCACTAGTTGTTGTAGAACTACCTTCCGCATGTGATGAGGCACCACTAGTTGTTGTAGAACTACCTTCCGCATGTGAAGCAAATCCGGTGGCGTTTGTTTGAATTCCCTCAGCATGCGAATAATTACCTTGTGCTATTGTATTGGCTCCTTCAGCATGACTTATTATCCCTAATGCATATGATGTATCACCCTCAGCGTGACTACCTTGTAAAGCTATTGTTAAAACACCCTCAGCGTGTGAATAATCACTAGCTTGTGTTTGATAACCCTCAGTATGTGAATAATCACCAGCTACAGTCTGAAACCCTTCGGCGTGTGAAGTAAGCCCGCTAGCAATTGACCCATCGCCACTTGCTGTTGAGTTATTACCTGATGCTAATGTTTGGTTTCCCCAAGCAACAGCCCTATCACCAGTGGCATCAAGTCCGGTTGGGTTTACAGCTTTTATTGAGTCTACACCAGTAGATCCTGATGTCCAATAATCGGTTGGGAATATGACATTACTCAAAACTTGGCCGATGCTTGCTTTATATGATGAGCCAGCTGGATTTTGTGATGTATCACCAGTTATGACAATGTGAATTAAATCATTTAATGTTACGCCAGTAGCTAAAGTCCTATCGGTAAGAAATGCCATATTTTTTTATTTATAAATACAATAAAATTTATTATTGGAACTGGAATATCTCCCAATCCATAAAATAAAAATCATCCCCGTCTTGGAATTGTTTTTCTTCTGGTGGAATATCTATACAAGGAAGTACTCCGAATTTTTCACAACCAGTACTATCAATTAGTTTAAAGCCAATGGCCGGAGCCATATTAAATGCTGGTGGTAAAGTAATTGTGACTGGTGTTGTAGTTATTTGCCCAACATATACACACCCTACATTATAAACCGTACACACATATCCACTAAATGGTGGTACTAATGTTCCGGTTGTAATATTATTAATTATTAGTTGTGTCATTATTTTTATGTATTAGGTACATGCGACACAGGCAATATTATAATCTATTATTAGATTTAATTTTATATTTTCATCATTTAATAAATTATATTTTTGTGTTGAGCAATTTTTTTGTATTTCTTCACAATCATTTGTTAGTTTGATTGTATTGTTTTCAAAATCAATAATTATATCACCAATTCCGTTAAATTGATTAAATAAAGATTTTACAGTTTCGGACCATAAATAATCTGTTGGGTAATCATTAAGTGCTGTTGATGTGTAGAACAATTCTTCTTTAATCTCGGATCCAACAACTGCCTGAGCTGTAAATGTAGCACCGGTTACAATACAATTTGTATCACCACTAGTTAAATCATAAAACCCTTCGCTATACATTTGAAGTATTCCTCTTTTTGCTAGTGCTTTGGTGTTTTCAAAATAACTTTCACATATATTGAAAATCTCGTAACTTGAGAACAGCTTTGTCCCATTTAATAAAATGGACGTTGTTTTAAAGCACCCACCACCATCTGTTATTGTAAGTTCATATGTTCCAGATGTAAGTCCTGTCACTGTTGTTCCAGTTTGTCCGGTTATTACTGGATTCCAACTAATTGTAAATGGTGGTGTACCATCTGTTATATAAATATCAATCCTACCATCATTACCTAATGCTGGACTTATTGTTGTGTATATATAATCAACACAACTTGATGGTGCAATAAATAAAGTTTTTGTTTGTGTACAAGGAAGTAAATCATTATCGGTAACCTCTAGTGTGTAAGTCCCAGGGGCTAGATTTTGGAAATATCCAATGTTTTGAGTTACGTTTACAAGTGATGGTGATGGTCCTGTAAGTTTATATGAAACTGGGAGTGTTGCCCCAGTTGATATTGATGTACTTATTTCTCCATTATTTAAACCAAATGTTGTGTCAATTGTAATCGCACTTATTGTAAACTTATCAACATTGTTTACCGATGTTGTTCCACTATAAACACACCCACCTTTATCTATTGTAATAATGTAATTACCGCTTGATACATTTAAAAATGTTTCAGATAAACTACCATTTGGTATCATACTAAAACTTCCATTTGATCCTGATAATGTATATGAATATGTTCCTGGGGTTCCTGCACCAATATTAACCCCTATACTACCATTGTTGTTACTACAATTTGAATTTGTTGTTGATATTGTAACATTATTAAATGAGTTTGGCGTTACAAGTGTTGTTGATTTAGTGTCGGTACATAGTCCGGCGTCAGTTATTGTGACTTCAAAAAATCCACCAGAAAGACCTGTAAAAGTGTAAGATGTTGCAAAATCAACATATGATGCTCCGTTTGACCCATAGTAAAAATATGGTGCCGTTCCACCGGTTACTATAACGGTGACCTCTCCGTCACCTAAAAAACAAGATGGTGGTTGTGTTACAAGTAGTGACCCAATACCAACATTTGGTACTTTATTTACTTGGAATGCTTTTGTAACTTCACATCCATTTGTGTTTGTAACTTTAACGGAATACAATCCTTGTGTTAAACCAGTAATTGTCGTTCCGGTTTGACCATTTACATTACTTAACCAATCTATTGTGTAGGCACTTGTAGGTGTTGTAAGTCCGGTTATAAAAATTTTACCCTGACCTTCAGTTGATATACAACTTGAGTCGTTTACAATATAGGCACCATAGTCAAAAGTTGTTGACGATTTTACAATTACAGAAGCACTTTTACCAGAGCAACCACCTCCATCATCACCAATTATATAATATGTATTTGGCAATAAGTTAGTGAAAACATAACTATTTTCACCAGGAATTACTGGCCCTACAGATATGAGATTATCTGAAAAATCATATAAATTAAGTGTTATAGCACCATATGAACTTGGTGTTGTTCCAGTTATTGACCCGTTTGTTAGATTACAAGTTGTACCTTCAGCATCAATACTTACTGAGGTTCCTGATGATATATAAAATGGTACAACAATATCATAAGTTGAGGCGTCAACTATAGTTAAAAAATATTCACCAGGTGGTAATCCACTGGTTTGATAAAGAGTATAATCAGTTGATGTATATGCTGAAGAAGGTAATAATCCAGTTGTTGTTGGTCCTTCATAAACCGCCCACCCAGGTGTATTACCGGTAAATAAAAGGTCAATCGCACCGCTACTCGTAAAAGAGCAATCCCCAGTTAATGATATGTTTATTAAAGTAATTGACATTATTGATTACACAAAATATTAAAGTTTATTCCAAGATTTATTTCAAAAACATCAAATTTATCATATGGGACACAATTATTATTATAAATTGTAACAACTTCACGATCTAAATCAATAAAATAATAAATCCCACTTGTTTCTAAATTATCAAGTGCTGTTGATATTGCTATAATCCACTCTTCGTTTGTTGGTTGACTGGTATATCCAAATGTATTTGTAACAAACTCTGTTGTAAGTGTTACACCATTTAATTTTATTTCTGCATACCAATTAACATCAAGTGTATTTAATAAACAAACATCTGGTGGTATACTATTTGATTCTAAATAATTATTTAAAACAACAGCCAAGGCCCCGCCAAACGATTCAACCATAGCATTTGATGAATTCCAAGGATAAAGACCGCAATTTAATTCTTGTAAAGGACAATCGTAAGCGAATAACTGTGTTGTAAGTTCACAAGGGTTACAAGGAACCGGAACAATTTTACAACCAAATTGTCTACGCCAAACAAATTTTTGTCTATGAAATATTGAATTTTCAAGTCGTACTCCTGTGTTCCAGATTGTTGTTGCTGGAACCATTTGTTCAATAAGTCTTACCCAATATGTTCCAAGACCATTTACATAGTCAATCATTGTCTGATATGTAAAATTATCATTTGGTACATTTATTGCTTGTCCCGACTCAAGGTACTTCCAATATATTGATTGTAATGTTGGGTATCCACCGGTTTTTCCATCTGTGATAAATTGTCTATTTCTTACATTTATCATATTTCTCCAAAAAGTCTGTGCAAATTCAAAAAATGTCTTTTCTTTTGGTTTTGGGTTAATTTCTGTCCAATCAATCCCTCCTCTTCTTGGGTAGTTACTTATTGGGTCTGGATTACAATAAGTTGGTTGTACGTAGTTAAGTCCCTCATTTGGAATTGGGTAATTATATGTTCTTGACATTGTATAAACATCATATAATAACCCAAAACTAGGATTTAACATTACGTCAACATTTTTAACATTTAGAACTAAACATTCTTCACCAACATAGTAGTAAGCATTGAATCCTCCATCAGAATTTACTCTTAAATTCTTTTCAGTATCGGTCCAGCTTTTGTTGTTATCAATTGTTCTTCTTAATCTGAAACCAAGATCCATATATGGGAAGTTTCTATATCTGTCAAGATATTCTTCACCATAATTAAATGGAAGTAATGTTGTCTGATAGTCTGGATTTGACCCAGTAAAGACACTTGTTGTAATGTCAACTTGTTCAGGCATTCTATGTTGAGGTGTTGATTCAAACCAACCCCCTCCAATTTGGAAGTAGTATGACTCGCTGTCAACTGGTGTACTAGGACATCCAATATTATCAATTGGGTACTCACTTTCCGTAATGCTAATATCAGTTGTTGTTGTACTATATGTCACACCACTATATTGAACCCCCATAATTGAGTAAACATCTGCCGAATCTAACACTGGTGTTTGTTGGACATAGGTTCCTCCAGATATCTGAACGTATTGTCTACCAAAATCCGCTAAATTAATTCTTTGGTCTGCGGTATATATATACTCATTAAAATCAACTAAAAAATCTGGAGCTCCAATAAGTCTTAAAAGAATTTCAATAGATTTTCTTGTTCCTTTTGATTTAAATAGAAACGCCGAATTCAAAACCAAATTTCTATAATATTGGTAATTCAATTCTTCTGGTGTTTGTCCAACTGGAACGCCACTAAAATCACTTTTTGCCGGTTTAAAAATTGTATCTAATAATTCGGTTTCAGTGATTGGTGAGATATTTGTACTCCACCCAAGTGTCTGTGCTAAATTTTTTAATAATTGTGATGGAATGTCGTTTTGTACATTATAATTTACAGAATTCATCATACTTAACGCATCAATGAATTTTTTTGTATTATCAAAACTTCTTCCGTAGATTTGTAACATTTTTTCCACCTTCTTGTCAAGAACATCAAATTCTTTTAATGATGGTGTTGTTAAAAACCTTGAAATCAAATTAGTTTTATACTCATCAAAATTTACGGTAAACTTATTTATTTCCGCAAGATATAAATCAAATGCTGAAGTTCTTATATCAAGATTCCAAACACCATCTATTGGGAATGTAACTGTTGTATATTTGAATTTATATGTCCCATCTTCTTGTAGTTCCGGTACTTCAAAATATGCAGTATATTTTGGTCTTATAGATCTATTAAGGAGAAAATTTTCAATGTTATCAAAATTATCATTAAAAACTTTATTAACATTTATTTCGTTTGGTCTTACAATAAAATTAACATCAGTTGTTGATAACCCAGAAAATGGATTTCCAGCAACATATACTTTTAATATAGTGCTTGATGGTGTTGTTGGTACAATATCATTTATTGGGTATTCAACCTCGTTTAAATAAATTGAGTAATAGTTATAATTTTTTTTCATATTCCTCAAGTCTGAAACGTATATTTCAGATGCTTGAGTATTTTTATCAGCGTTTGTTGTAAAGTCAATTCCAAAAGGATTACTAATAGCGTCTAGTAGAATTTCAAGTTCTGTTTCATTATCTACTGAATCGTATATAATATTTTGTGCTGTGTTACCCTCAACATAACCAGGTCTAAATTTATTAACCTCTAATGCCGCTGGAAAATAATTAATTATCCTTTGTATTGAGTTTGAGAATCTTAATTTAAGCGACCCATAAATTGTTGTGTTTGTAATTTCACTTAAATCATAATTTGGGTATATCTGAAAATTATTTGCAACAATCATTCTTGACTGCAAATCATTTGATAGATTCATTGTGTCAAGTGAGATTGGGTCCGAGAATGAACCTATTTCAAAGTTTCTATCTTGTTTTTCAGATAATGAAGATGTGAACTGAAAATTTCCTTGTGTAAAACCTCCTCCATCAACTAATTGAAAGCCGACTAAGTTATCAGAAAATGAGCCTTGACCTGATGCTTGTGGTGGACAAGTAAATTTATTTGACATTATCCAGTAATATTATTAAAAGCTTTACTAAAATCTATATTTGTTCCACGATCCTGTCTAACCTCATAAAGAAGTGAATTAAATTGATCACGAATTTCATATAAATTGTATTGTTTATATATGTTATTTTGTGTATCGTAGATTGTATAAATACCATCATCAATTGACTTGGTTTGATTACCATAAAGTGCAATTGCAAGTGTTGAGATATCTTGATCAACTATTTCAATCTCCGTTGTTATTGGATTGAAGAATGTGTTTGTTATTATGATATTCTGGTTTGGTTGTCCAATAAATGGTGTTGCGCTTGGTTTGTTTGTTGGTGATGTTGATGGTGATAATGTACAAAAAATTAAATTTGTTGCGTTTTCAACATATCTATATCTAATAACTTTTTGTGATGTATTTGTTAAATTTTGATAAATTGGTTCACAATAAAATGATGAGGTAATTAATCTAAAGAAATTAGGAATTTTTGTACCATTATCATTTAAATACTCAACTCTAAAACCAACAAGTCCCTGGTTAACGAATTTATTTTTAAATTGTGTTGGTACATTTGTAATATCAATTACAATTCCTTTAACATTTGGTAGTGCTGATAAAACACCACAATCTGTAATTTTTGTTCTAATTTCTGCCGGTCTAATATAAAGTGTATATATTCCAAGTTTATTAAAAACATCAGCGGGTAATTTTAAATTATATAAACCACCAAGAATTTCAACACCATTGTTTCCTCCGGTATTTGTATTATGGAAATATGGTCTTAGCACATTTTTTGCGTCAAGTTTTGTTAACAAAAAATTATTTGTATCGTCTCTTGATGGTGTATAATTTAGTATTATATCAACATCTTCTGGTGATACATCTGCTGGTCTTATGGTTCCATATGTTCCCGTGGCCATATTGTTTAGTTTTTACTTTTGTTTATCTTTTTATAAATAGTGTAGTTAATCTTTTTTAACTTTAAAGTATCCATATCCATATTTACTTATATCCCCCAAATTATCTACTTCACCAAGTCTTTGTATTGACTCAAGTCCGGATATCTTACCTCTTTCCATAAATAAATTTGATTGTATTTGTGGTTCGTCAATAACATTAAGTAACGCTTCGTTTTTAGTAATTGCCGTCAAAATATAATCACTACTCACAAGCCCATATGATTGTACAGAATATACCGTTGTTCCGTCATTGAAGTCAAGGTATAGAATGTCATTAATTGTATATGCAGTATATGTGTTTGTGGGATCTGGGCCAATTACCATTCCTTGAACCCCGGTACCCCCAGTTACTGGAACATTTAATTTAAATTTACCACCAAATAAGTTAATCTTTGGTCCGTATTGTTTTAAATCATTTATTGAACTTTTTGTATATCCCGTTACGGTGAATGGTGTTGTTGTATACCCACTTGAGTCATAGTCTGTAATGGTCGTATTTGAATCTCCAGTAAATATATAATCATAACTTATTGGTGTTCCAGTCCAGTTACAACCAACCGGTGTAAAATAAGCAGTTCCATTTGGGTTTGATATTGTAATACCAGTGTATGGAAGGGTTATTTCTTTTTTAACAATTGATACACCCCAAGGTGAATAACTTGTTAATGTAATTTCATACGAACTATTTTGTGTTGGGTATATGTGAGTTAGTGGTCCGGAAGTAGAAACATTTTGTGTTGGGCTACCATCGCCCCAATCAAGGACAAACACATTAAACGATAAAAATTTTAAATACTCAGTTTCTGATGTGTTAAGAAATATCACATCGTATGGATTTAAAGTGTTTGCCGAATAAATAAAATTTGTCATAACATCCTTTTGATATATTGCACCATCAAAAGGTGTGTAATAACCTAAATCATTTATATTTTCAGTAAATAATAGAGGAACTGTAAGACAAGAAAGTAGAGATTCACCATTTGTACCACCACTTAAAACTACGGACATTGGTAAGTAAACCCCAGTTGTTCCTGTTATTTGATTTATAGTTGTTGATGTTATTGGACAACAAGGATCTATCAGAACAGAAATATCTGTCTGTCCTGTATATGGAAAACTAACAAGGTCACCTATAATGTTCTCTGGTGATATTTTAAAATAGTATCGTTGGTCTTGCATTACGGATTTACATATTCATACCAAAGTATTGGGTTTATATCTGTCCCAACTCTATCTCCGGTTGAGGTTGATAAGATTTCATAATTTCTACTAGTGTAATCTAATTTTACTTTGTAATAAAAATAATCTTCACTATTAAATGTATAGTAATTACCAGCTAAAGTTGACTGTGGGACATTCATCATTCTAATAAAACTTCCTTGTCTAGCATTAAAAAACTTTGCACTCATATAAAATTCATCCAAATCTATATAGTCAGTTTCTCTAAGCCAATAAATGAAAAATCCCTCTTTATCCCCAACGTAATCAAGTCCATATTTTGGTTTCCTTATTTTAACATTTGTTAAAAATGTTGATATTGTTACAGTATCAAAATCACCTTGTTGTACTGGTAATATTATTGTAAAATAGTTTTTTTGTGATGTTTCACTTCTTGTATCATAAAAATCTAGTTTAAAAAAAGATTTAGTGAAAGGTTTTATGTAACTATAGATTTCTTTTTCTGTAAATCCAGCATATTCGTAACTATTATACCAGGATGTTGTATTTGCTATTGTGTCTCCGGTATCAAAAAAATAAAACTCATAATTTACTTTAGTAAGAAATGAATTAGTAATATTTGAATAATACTCTTGATGTGGGAATCTAGTTAACTCAAAATCAACAGGGGGTCCAATAACATCTTCAAGAACCGTCTGTTGATATTGGTCAATTGCTTGATCTCGTTCAAGAAAATCCCATTTCATTTCAATTGGGATGTCTAGTTCCTTGTCAAGGCTGTTTAGTCTTATTTTATATTTACTCACACTCATCTGTCGTAGGATCTACAATTAAATCGCCTAGATTTTGTCCGATACCTTGATAGTTGTCCGGAAATAATCTAAAAATTATATTATCATATGGATAATGTTTACCATTTGTGAATGGATAATCAACACCAACATTTTCATTATCAATATACCCAAATGGATAAATATCCCTCCATCTAAAACTATTTGATGCATTAGAGAAAAAGGCATAGTTTGGTATACCAACAATATTTACATCTGCCGGCCCCTCTTCAACGTATGGTGAAAATGTCTTTATTGTTATTGAGTTATGTGGATAGTAGTAATAACCAAATGTATTTGTTGGTGATGTGTCTAAATTTTGTGTAAAATAAGTTTGATTAAATGTGATTTTATGTACCTGTTTTGAAATTACTCTTTCGGTTTGCTCGTAATCGTTCCACTCACAAAAATCACCGTCAATTGTATCACCACTAGTTAAATCTGAAATATATGTGAAAGGTCCAATCCCAATATTTGAGTTGTATTGTTGTGTTGGTATATTGGTATCTGAAAATGTATTACTCAAGTCCCACCAAACACTTGGTAATCCAAATATTTGTTTTGTATTAAAATAATATCCTTGTTTTAATTTATTTGTCCAGCCCCAATATCCTTTCCAAATACTTGTAAAGAAAAGTTCAGTTATTGGCCTTTTTTGATTATCAATAAGGTTTGTAGTATCTATGTCAACATTAAATGATAGTGTATACGTTTGACTACCTTCTAATATTGATGTTCTAGGTAGACTTGTTGGTGTTGCAAGTGTTGGTGGATTACCATAATAAATTGGTTTTTCGTATTGTGTTTTTAAATTAAAAACATTGTTTTCAAAAGCTGTCTTTACAAGAACTGCGTCTTCTGGGTTTGTAATTATTTTATTTCGTCTTACATAATATTTTGATGTTGTCTCACCAGAACTGTCTGGATTTAAAACTCTTTTTAGATATCCGATGTTTCCAACATTAAAAGTTGTTCCCAAATATCCAACATTGTATACGTTAAAATAATTACCTTCACTTCCTGCTGTTCCATTACCAAGTGAATTAATTGCGAAAATATTTTCACCATTATAAGTAAGTGATAATTGTACATACTCACCATTATTTAATCCGTGAGGCATTGGACATCTAAATTCTATAATACTATTAGAATTTGATGTTATAACAAATGGAATACCGTCTTGTGCAATCCAATTCCAGCTAGCAAACGTTTTATCATCTTCAGCAAACATATTTTTGTTTGGATCATTTTCAAATGGATAACTAACATAATGTTTCCAGTTGTATGTTGTAGCACTTTTATTTACAAATTGTTGATGATTTGGACTGCCAGTGGTGTAGCCATTTTTATCATTATCATTTCTAATAAAATCAAATTCTGTATATTGCGGGAATCCACTCCAAGATACTGAAGATGTTGCGCCACAAGCAATTTGTTCCACTGTTTGGTCTAAATTTAAGTAATATAAATAATCAATATATGGTTGATATTGTGTGACTCCAGGAAACGAGTTTTTAAATAAAAAAACATATTTACTTACAGGTCTAAAAATATTTGAAGCTTGTCTTTCATCATCAAATACTTGAAACAGGTTTACGTCAATGGTTCTTTCGTATTCAACAACTTCTTTAGTAGTTTGATATAATGGTAGCTTTTCTGATGAATCAACATCAACTGCGTTTTGAAATCTTTTACTCCCAAGAACTATTTTTGTGCTATCGTCAATACCCATTTTTAGTCTGTTGTTTCAATATATAATTTAATGAACTTATCAAGTGCTGTAAAACCATTATTTAAACCAAAATAGAAGTAGAATGGTGCTCCCACCAATACTTTTTCACCTTCAAGTCCGTTTGTTACTCCGGCATATGTTGGTTCTGGATCTCCATTTGAATCAAAGTTTGTTATAAACCCAAGGTTATTTGGTGTTGTTGTTGTAAAATATTGATTTGGTGCATCAAAATTTAAATTTTGATATTCATTCTTATAAAACCCTGGAGCACTAAGTGTGTCCCAATTATTATTTTCAGTACCAAAGATAAAATTAGTTTGATCTCCTTGTGGTGCCAACCTCCACTTATAATGTGGAACAACTTGATCTTTTGGGTAGCCAAAATCATTAAATACCCCACCACAATTAAGACTATAATATTCATAACCAGGTGTTAATTTTCTTCTGTAAGAATAATCCTCAGTTGATGATGAGAAAAATATACCGAACAATGGTCTGCTTGGACTTGTTGAATCCCCAATGAATAATGCATTATCTGGATAATTCTCACCTAAATATGGTATAACTTTCCATTCGGAATTTATGGCTAAAGCTTGTGCGATATCACCGTCAATTCTATCACCCTTTCTTTCACTATTAAAAAATTGTATGATACCTTTACCTTCACTACTATTTCCTGCTGGGTCACCAACCGGAAGTAATTGTTGTATGAACGTTTGATTTAATAGTCTAGAAATGAAACCCATTTGTATTAAATCTGAATTATCCTTATAAGATGTTGCTCTCATTTGATCAACTAAATAACCATTAAATTCACTATCACTACAAATTTGGGAAATAAATTTTTCTCTTGGCCCTAAGTCCATAATTGTTGTAGGAAACTGAATCCTTCTAGTATTATAACCTAAACCTGGATAGTCGTTAAGTAAATAAGCTGGAGCATTTGGTGGTGTGGGACTTGCAGAGCCAACAAATTGGTTTGTTGTTTTGTTCCAAGGTGAACTTCTGTAAAAGAAACTGTTAGTAATTTCATTAAATATAATAGTGTCCTGACAATAAACATATCTTGGTTCGTCTGGTTGATCTAATTCATAAAATGTTGATTTATTAAATGAGAACATATATAGAACACCATTAATCCAATTGTTTTGGAACGTCTGAGCAAAAACTCCTTTACAAGCAGCAAATGTAACTAGGAATCTTGTTTTCCACTCAAGGAATAATCTTGCATCATCTTTAAATGCTCCTTGTATTAAGTACAATTTTTTAAAGAATTTATTATCCGATTCTTTATAGTTTAATAAACAATAACAACCTCTGTACACTCTATTATCTGGTACCGAGCAATTAGGGTTAATTTCAATGCTTGCGCCTGTTCCCACATAACATTGTAATGATTTCATATTTTCACAACTAAGTGTTGAGGTTAAACTCTGAACTAATGCACTTTCATCATAAACACCTTGACCACCATTAATGTCTGGTTCAAAACCATACACTTCGCCAGATTCAACCCCAGCTTTATAAACCCTAAAATTATTGTTTTGATGTAAACCATAACTTGTCGTTCCATAATTTTCTTCAACCCCAGTTGAGGTTGGGACTCTATCACTTCTCATTACCATATATTGCGGTTGTCCTGGTGTTTGGTCAACATTAAAGGTTACTGAAGGTATTGAATATCTATAATAAGCTGGTGAATAAACAGAAAACAGTCTAGGTGCTGTACTTTTCCAATAATCATTTTCTCTATCTTGATCTTGTCCTAAGTCACCATACATAACAGTAGAGCTATTACCTACATTTGACATTGTAAATGACCCACCAGCAAAATAATATAAACTAGTGTTATTGTTTTGCCCAAGTATTGGTGGTGGTGTTAATCCGTTGTCAATTGGTAATAAAAATCCTCGCCAGTTAGGACCACCATAACCTATTGTGTCGTATCCACCACCATTTGGTGACCCTACCTGGTTTACGGTAGGAAATCCAGCGTCTGGTGTGTAACTATTAAAAGGTGCTACCCCTTCATCAATTGATGAATAATAGTGTGGTAATCTTGACTGGAATGTTGTAAATTTATTGTAATCAACACCCCCAATAGTATATGATTCACCAAGTTTAAAATTAAATGGTTCAAAGAACAACTCAGTTGCCGTATCATTACTTATAACGTTGTGTGTTGTGGGTCTATTACCAACACCTGTTAGACCTTGTATTGGTATATTGAGATAATAATCACCTTCAATAACCACCGAGTTATTTGTTGTTGTTTGACCAAATATTACCGATAAATCATAGCGATTTTTTTGTTTTGGTGAATGTGGGTCAACACCTCTTGTAATTACAATAATTTCATATTCTTGATAACCTTCAGCCTGAAATATTACAGTTGATTTTTGTTGTGTCAATGGGTCTAAATGTGTCGTATTTTCAATTCCCTTGAAAGTTTTGATTGTGTTGTATAAATCAGAAAGATATGGGAAACTATTTGACCCATTTGCATATATAAACCCAGCTTTATGGTGTAGATATTTTTGAGGAAAAAATCCAAGTGTACTACCATTGTACCCAGTATTTGCGATAAATTCATTATAGGTAAAACCTGTTATAACTTGGAAGTACTCAATGTCTACTGGGTATTTTAAATAGTTCTCCGTAGTATCTCCAGTAATAACATAAGGGACCGAACCATTTCCACCATACGATGTTGCATATGTAACTACTTTAGTGAGTGCCGAATAAGAAGTACCAGTAACACTATTATTATTAAATTGATTTGTTGTTGCGCTAAAAAATGTAGCACCTGTTAAGTTTTGATTACATTGTGAAAGATTTGGGTCTTGAAAGGTAAAAATTTCACCGATACCTAAATTTTGTAATGTACCCGGTTTTGCTAAAATAACAAGTGGTTGATCGTAATGTTCTTGAGATGAAGCTGTATTTGTGGGATAATTAAATTTAACTTTTATTTTATTAACACCATCAAAAAATTTAGACCTATAATTAAATTCATTTAATTTTTGAGAATACGCTTCAGATGTTGGGTGTGCTAAAAATCTGAAACTTTCAGCGGTATCATTATTTTTAGCTCTTCTTTGCGGTGCAAAAACAAATGGTTGTGGTGCGTGAAGTCGTCTAGAACCAGGAATTCCGGTTGTATAATTTTGAGGTGATGCAGGATCTAAAGATTCACTCCCAGTTAAAAGCCTTAGAAATCCTAATCCGGCTGGAATACCAATTTGACCATTAACTCTTTGTTCTGACGCTTGATTAAGAAATGATTTATATTGTGTCCCGTCTCCGTCGGCACCGCAATTGTTATCGGTACCTGGAAACCAAAAATTACCAAAACAACGTTCTGGTTCATCATCATCATTTAATGGTTGATTAATGTTTGGGTGTTCAAGATTTACAAAAGTTGATAAGTTATTTATTGGTGCAAAAATTGAAGTTTGTTTTGATATTTGATTTGGGATTCCTTGTGGCAATTCAACATCAGCGTTTGCACTACCCTCTTCTTCAATTGCCGAATTAATTGAGTCTGAATCAAAATCGTCAGACATTGGTGCTTCACCACAAGCACAATCACAAGTAGAACAATCTGGATAAGTTATCATTGGAAGTCCTATTCTTGGGAACCCTTTTACTTTGAGTGCCGCAAATATTGCTAATGCTAGAAAGGCTAATGATAAACCAACAATAAAAATGGCTTTTATTACTAAAACAACAACCTTTAAAGCTAATCTTAAAGCTTCAAGTAGGTTTGTCAAATTAAATACAGCTCCAGCACCAAAACTAAACAAACCTGCAATTTCATTAACAATTGCGGCAATTTCAGTTGCTGTTTCATATACTGCAGACCCTGCTTGGACAACAAAGTATAATCCAAGTGCAATTAATAACCATTTAAGTATTGGCCAAATAAGTGCAATTAAATGGGCAATAAATAATAAGACAAGAATTGGAAATTGTAATATATTAAAAAGTAGGTTGGTTATAAAAAATATAAAATCAAAGTTTCTTATTACATCATTTACTGGAAAAGTATTGACTGTTGATTTACAAGTTCTATTGTCAATCTCTTTAATACCTAAATGTTTTGCCCTACCAATACCATTTTTATACCTATCTATAAATGCGGCTGTCGTATAAACTTTATTGTAATGGAATTCATAGAAAGTGTCCTCACAATCAATTGCAGATTGTGGATCAACATAGTCATCCCAATCCAAACTAAAAGTATATGACCTTAATAAGTCAAAATAATTTTCAGAATATAATGTATATATTACCTCTGCTTGAGTTAATGGGTCAGTAAAAACCGGAGTAATTGTAACTATATCCCCAGGATTTGTGGGTATTACTTGAGTGTCCCCAAAATATGGGATACCATTTATTTCAACACTATATGAACTAACATTTATAACCTCATCAAAAACTAAACCACCACCATTAGGTCCAATAGTGATTGTATCACTTATCTGATTTCCAAGAATTGAAAAGGTTGTGTTTGGACACCCCCCAACACCTGTAAATGATACTGATGATGGTAATGTTGGGTCTGTTTGAACAAATTGAATCAATATACCATTTGTTGTTGTAAGACCTGTTATACCATTTGATAGATTCCCATAATATGGTTGTAATCCAGATAGAGTTCCGGTTGATGATACATAAACTTGATATGAATCAACGTTTGTAAGAACTGGATTTATAAGTGATCCTGGTCCTGGTACCGATTGAAAGGTTGAGTTTACTTGTGCTGGAATTATAAATGGTACAGTTTGTGATTGCCCAATCTTAAGTGGGTCATTATTATATGAAACATTTGCTGTGTCCCACCCAAATTCCTTTATGTTTGGTACAAGAAAATTAGCTCTTAAAAATTCATTCTGAAGTCCACCCTCATTTTCCCATTTAAATTTAAATCTATATCTTGCTTTTGTTGGTATACCAATTGTTGGGTCTGTAGATAATGTTTGTTCACCAAATTCATTTGTAAAAACATAATCTAAATTCATTGGTAAATTAACAAGATAAGCCCCATCCCCATCAATTACTTTTCCGTTGTTATCTAAATTAAATTGTTCAAGTATTGGTAATCCATCGTCATCAACATTTATCGTTTGTCTTATTGATAATATTTGTCCAGGACCAGAAACTAATTCACAAAGATTTCCGGTGTTATTTTTTGGTCTACAGCTTGCTCTTAAAGCGTCATCATCTGTTGTTGAGATGATTGACCCCATAAAAACAGCGGTTGGTTCAATTGATATGTTTGCCTCAGCTGTTAAATCAAAGTCAGCTCTTGTTATTCCTAATTGACAAATTTCTGGTTCACCCCAAAGTGGTGAGATATCAATAATTTTATTTAAAGTTTTTACTTGTGGTAATTCATTTAAATTTGTTGAGGATTTAAATTTTGATCCGTTTACTTGTGATTCAACCGCTTGACCTGCTTGTATTAAATCTTGTGGTGCCAGTGAGAAACAACCAATGTCAGATAAATCAACATCCATAAAAATAGTTTGACTTCCAAGTGGGACGCCAAAAATCATATAGTCACCACTATCATTTGTTCTAGTTGTAAACTTATAATATTTGTCGTATACTTCTATGTAAGATTCATCAAGAAGAGCATCACTTCTATCCGGAAATGTTCCTGTTGCTGCGTGACCGTCATATGATGGGTTTTTAGGTAATAAGTTATATCTATAACCATCCGCATCCAAATCTGAAAGTGAGGTATAAGGATATAGCTCAGTAATAATTGGATTTAATGAGTCTTCATTTGATATAGGAATGAAAACTGAAACCCTAGCGTTTGCTAACCCAAAACCACCATTCACGAATACTCTACCAACAACAACGCCGTAGTCAGAACATTGTCTATTGTAGATGTCACTTTTTAAAATTTTGAGTGATAGAATGTTGAGTGTTTCAAAGTCCTGATCCAATTGGACTTGAATGGCTTTGTCAACCCCAACTTGGGTTCTTATTCTTTGTGATTTCGGCATTAAATGTTTTTTTGATAAATAGTTTATTTCCTATTTTCAAAAAAATAATCTCTTTTTAAAAAAAATAAATCGTCAAGAGAATGTTGTCCCACCGAAATTCAGAACTCTTACATTAATATCCTTATTTGGGAATCTTATTTGATACATTTGTGTTGGTTCAGCAAAGATTGTGTCGGCAATTAATTCAATTTGTTTTGTCTCAGGGTCTGAATATTTTTGTGATGTTTGAGATGACGAGTATTGACCCCCAACTTTATTAAAGAATAAGATATCAGATATACTCACAATACCATCTTCTTGTTGTATTAATCTTCTTATTTCTGACACATTAACATTTTGTCCTAGTTGTCTATTTCCGGGTGAAAAATATTGTGTTATAATGTCAATTATTTTTGTAACTAGCGCTCCTTGATTCTGAGTCCCATCTAATATAACATCAACTGTTACCCCAAGGTCAATAACATTTGCATTTTCAACAGAAATATAATCATTAATCATTCTGTAATTTGATAAATAATTTGCAATATTTTGTTTTAATGTATTTGAGTTTGTTTCACTTAACTTACCGTCATTATCGTATGACAACATTTTTATTTTAATTTTGTTATTCTCCTCAGTAATTGTTACTTTTGCTGGTGCACCAAATTGTGATGGCATTGTTCTTATTATTGATTCATAATCATTAATTGTTACAGCTCTGTTCTGTGCTGCAAAGTTAAATGAAACCATATTCCTAACTTCTTCAACTGTTGGTGTGTTAGCGCCGCCAACTGCCGCTGTAACGTTATTACATTTAAGTGAGTTGATAGTCGTTCTATTTGTTGTCTCTGATGGACCATTAACCGCAAATGAAACAGTTCCAATTTGATTAATAACATTTGACCCTAAATTTGACCCTTGTCCTCCACCAACTCTATATTGAATGAATAATGTTGTGTTTGGTTTAAGGGCACTTCCAAGTGCTATATTATTTGAATATTTTGCAAGATTTAAATCAAACCCATTTCTTGTAAATTCTCTCACTTGATCCTCCGCTGATGTGTTACCACCACCAAAAGTCATTTTTAAAAATCCTTGTGAAGTAAATTCAGAAATAAATTTATCTGATGTTGTGATATATCTCCCAACTTTAATTCCGGGATTATCAGATACTTTTGTTGGGTCCTCAATAAAAACTCTATCTTCAGCAAGGGCTTTTACTTCATACCATCTATTATTAAACCCTAAAAATTCTTGTGGTTGTGGAACCGTTGTATATTGGGTTCCTTCTTTAACTAAAACACTTGTTATCCCCAAAACATTTTTTTCTGGTAAAAATAATTCAAAGAATGGTTTAACATCATTTGGTGTTATAACTCTTTTGAATACTTTTGTTACACCATTAACAACAACTTCTCTTTTTGTTATTGTATAATTAAGTAATCTACCACTAGAATCAAAGTTTGGTATTTTAATTCTATTTGGAAATCCTTCCGCATTTACCGCAGATGAAAAATCAATATCGTAAACAGTTTCAAATGGTTGTCCAGCACCCAAAACTTGTGCGCCTCTTCTTAATAAACCACAATATCTTAAATCTTCTTTATCACCAAATGCTGGAACAATAATTGAAAAATCAACAAGTGACACAGATGGTCTTTGTCCTGGTATCTTTAACCCATAAGTTCTTGCAATATTATATATTGAAGATCTTTGTTGTGCAAATTGTAATACCGTTTCTTGTAAACTTCTATCAATGTGAAAATGTAAGTTGTCGGTTACCGCAGCATTTAAATCAACAAATACAGAAAAAATTCCTGCATCGTTAAAGTTCTGGATTAACTCTGGGTAATATTGTCTAGTAAAATTTATAAGTTCGGTTCTTACCGCCTGAAAATCTCTAGTTGTATACGATATTTTTTTCTCTGCCATATCTTTTTATTAAATATTTATAATAAGAAAATCAGATGATTCAAAAGCACTTGCTGTAATCTTATAATCAATTTTTACTTTTGCGGTATATTCTTTTTGCGCTAATCCAGGAACTCTAAATTCTCTTTGTCCTTCTGAATTAATATAAGTAGCTCCGGCGTTATCAATATCATTCGTAGCTTCAGTTATTGTAATATTTGTGACGGTAATTCCAGGAAGATATTTTCCAACACTATCTCTAATTTCACTCTCAATTTCAGAAAAGGTAGGACCATCAAGTGGTTCAAAAATATATTCATATAGTCTTGTTCCAAAATCCGGAAGAAAGTATCTTGTTCCCTTTCTTGTTAGTAATAAATGAATTAAATCAGATCTAACCTCATCATCACTTGTTTCGGTCGCACCTAAATACTTACCTTCGTATGATTGTGTAAAAGGAAATTTTAATCCATATGTTACTCCGTTTGCCATATGTAATAAATATAATGTTGTGATATTTTATATAAATAAAAAAAATCACTGATTTCTCAGTGATTCTTTTAAGTTTGTTGTTCCTTTTTCATAAAGTGGTTCATAAGGACAATGTCTACATTTTGACCCACAACACCTTCCTCTTTTAATATGAAACGATTCGGTCATAACCATATTTCCATTTTTGTCCTTATAAAAGTTAGGTTCAGGAGATTTTTTAGTTGTCTCCTGAACATATAACTGTTGTATCCAATCTTTTGATGCGTTTACATTCATTTTAATTATTTTTTCTTAAGTTATAAAATGCCAACAACACTTGATATGTTAATGTTACATTATTTCCCCATTGTACTTTCATAATATTTTGTATTTAAACCCCATTTAAAATCGTCAATTTTTTTAACATTAAAATCAACTAATTCATTATTTTTAGTTACTTGATTACATAGAAAAATAAACATATCTTGATTAAAGGTGTTTTTCATCACGTTTATATGTTTATGCACCCATTGTACATTCCCAATAACATAACCATTTTTACTATCTATTCTATCTAATGATACAGTGTAACTTTTATCATTCCAACTAATAGGTAATGTGATATCAATTCCAGATAAGTTACATTTGCCATTTTGTTTTACATATAAGTCGTAAAGATACTCCTTTGTTAAATTAAAATCTAAATTTCTTCTATTTGACCTTTTAGATGTTTTATATTTAGTTATATTATACCATAAATTTCCGGTTATCCCCCCGTCTTTATTTATTTTATTCTTACAACCACAAGAAACTATACCGCCACTACGTAAATGTGTTCCAAAAACTTCTGTCATATTACCACATTCACATTCACATCCATATCTTATGTGACCATTTTTATTCTTTTTTAGTTCTTCAACCACTTTAAGTTTTCCAAAAACTTTACCAATCATTTCAATTTTTTTCATATTTCACAAGTATTTGTTATTATATATAAATATATTGTGAAATAAAAAAAGTAAGGAACTTTTAATAAATTCCTTACTTTTCTATTATTAGATTATCTCGCAAGATCCGTTCGCACAAGCCAATTCTCCTCGTAGGTCGGTATTATCTTGTAATTCAATAACTTTTGTTAAATCAACATCAGATAATGTTTTAACAAGTTTTTCAAATTCATCTTGTGTACAATCGGTAAATGGGGCCTGTGTATATGTTCCTCCATTATATGGTAGTACTGATAAACCATTATAGAACTTACGATTTTTCCACATCCAATCACCAACTAAGTCCCACTCATCCTCTTTTATTGAAACTGTCGCTGACACGTTGTGTGTGTTTTGACCACTTCTATGACCAAATTTAATCCACTCTTGAGAAACTTTTTTAACTCTTTCAAGCATCTGGAATACAGATTCGTATCGTAGAATTGATCCTTCAGGTGCTTTTTGTGGTATTGTGATTACAGCGGTATCGTGTGGTCGGAAGTATTCATCTTCAACTAGTTCTGGGTGATTAATTGCAAGATAACTATAAATTGCTTCATTCTTTCCAACACGAATCCTTCTCAAATAATAATCATTATGCCAAGCGTGAATTCCAGAGGATGTTCCCAATACAAGAGATGAGGTTCCGGATGGCTTAACAGTTGTAGTTCTAGCGGCCTTGTTAATTCCAATAAGATTTGCAACTCTTTCGTTTTCTTGTTTTACTGCTTCAGCCGCTGCTTTCATATCATAACCCAAAACAACACCGGAACCAATTCCTGTCATACCAATACCAATTAGTGCGTCTTTTTCTGTTGTTCTTTTCCAAACGTCACGTAGATAATGGAAATCTGTATAACCAGCCTGTAGTGTTCCAATAAATGTCGCTGCTTTAACTCGTTGTTCAAAATCTTCTTGCGATTCAATATCTGATGCATTAACTTCACAAAGATTACAGAATTGATAAGGGCGAAGTCCAATTTCACAACAAGGATTTGTCCCCCAATCTTTGTCGTTAGACAAGTAAATTCCTGGTTCTCCAGCTCCGGAAAGTTCAATTCTTTTCCAAAGATCCATAAAATAATCTTGTGTTACTTTGTGACGAAGAAGAACCGCAGAGTTATTTGCTCTACCTCTTTGTGGGTTTGATTCCCACCAGTTTCCTGATTTACAAGAAATCATTTCATCATCGTCAGCTGAAAACAAACTAATAAGTGCTGCTCTTCTGATACCTCCGGCTAATACTGCGTCAGCAATATGACAAACGATGTCGTGTGTTTCAATCGGTGAAAGTTTATCACCATTTTCTTTTGCGTCAAGGACTTTTGTGATATTGTGAATACAATCCTTTAATGGTTGTGGTCCTGGAGCTTTTCCTCCTGATGTAACAAGAAGGGCCCCTTTGTGACGGATATCTGAATAATCAAATACCGGTGTTGATGATTTTGACCCCATATATGATTCAATAAGAACTTTAATTGCGTCAGCCCACCCTTCAATTGAATCCCCAATCAAATATCTTCTTGTTCTTGTTGGGTTTGGTTTTTTAATCTCCGGAAGTTTATCTACGTGATGTTTTTGTACTGAGAACCCAACTCCAGTCCCACCCAAAAGTAAAAACATTGTTTCAGAAAATGCATCAGTATGATCAATTGGTAAATAAGCACAATTGTATACTCTATTTGGTGAGATTTCAATTGGTTTACCACCAAACTGAAGTGATCTCATAGATGGAAGTATTTTTTTATCGTAAACCATTTTATACACCTCTTCAATTTCATCCTTGATTTGCGGATACTTTTTTTGGTGCATTTCTTTATTTCTTGTTACCAATTCTTCCCAAGTCTCTCTTCTGTTTAGTTCCGGGATAAACTTTGCGTACTTCATATGTACAGTTATGTCACTTAAAATTTTTTGTGAAATATCCATATTTTTAAAATTTAATTATTTTTATTTTTTGTTTTCTGATTCTCGTTGTTGTCTTTTCTCCAACAATTCTTTAACACGTTGTCTTTGTCTTTCTTCTTTCTGTTCCTCAATACCTAGGAATGTTGTTGTTGATTCAGTATCAATCTCAAGCATAGAATTGTCAAATTTACAATTTTCAAACACCACACCATCATCTCCAATACGAGATTTGGTAATTGCAATTGTGGCTAGTTTTAATTCTTTCTGCTGTAACGTTTTTGCTACAGAGATAATGACGTGTCCTACCTGTGCTTTTTTAATTGACCCACCCATCTGGTCTGTTGTCACGACTTCTGATGATATTGATGCTCTGTTTCCTTGTGTCGCTGTCCATCCTACAATATTCATTTCGTGACACATAGCTTCAAAAGCTCTCATTACCGATCCTTCACTCTTCCATTCATCCCCCAGGTTTTTGTCCGGTACAACACAATCAATGTAATCCAAAACAATCATATCAATTTTAGTCCCATCTGCAACCATCTTTCTGATTTCATTCTTAATCTGTAACATTGTTTTTGTGTCAGATGGTAACTTTTTTAATATTAATTCATTTGGCATTGTTGTTTTTACCTCTCTTACCTTGGTCATTACCTCATCTTTTCTTTCTGACAATTCGTCAGGATGGATTTTAGTCCAAAGTGTAAAGTGTTTCCTTTGAATGACTTTTGGATTGTCCTCAAAAAATACTTGAAGTACATTAAATCCTAGGTTAAATGCGTGGTTTGAAATCTTTGTTAGTAATGTTGATTTCCCGACACCGGTTGGGGCAAGTATTACACCTATCTCCCCTTTGGCAAGACCACCTTTTAGTAGTCGGTCAATACCTGGAATCCCCATTGGGATTGGATGTCTATAATCGTCCTCTAATACCTGCTCTAGGTCAGAAAACACATCCATCATACTTGTATCCTTTGAACCAACAAGTAAGGCCTCTCTTACCATCTCTTCAAGGGTGTCGTAATTCTCAAATTCACCACCATCAATGATTTTTTGAGCTTTTGTCATAACCTTCTGTAATTCTTGTTGTTTACAGAACTTAAGAGCTTTCTCTTGCACAAAATCCGCTCCGTCTATGGATGCATCTTTAATTTTTTTAATTGTGTCAAAAACTACTTTAAGTGCTGTTTCCTGTTGAATCTCAGATTTTGTGACCTGTTCTAGGGTGTCAAATGAAGGTGTGTGATCATACTTCTTATAATACTCCCGAATCATCTGGATTATTATTTTAAAGTATTTGTTCTCAAAATAACTACCCTCAATAACGTCAATAATTGAGTGTGAAAAATCTTTGTCTACAATGATTTGGTTAAGTAATTGAATTTGAAAGTTGTTGCCGAGATATCCAAAATTTTTATTTGTCGCCATAATTTTTTATTCCTTTAGTAAAGATAAATACTACGTGGATTAGATAAATTGTGGATAAAAATAATTAAAATTTTTCCCGGAAAAAATGTCAGTAAGTTCTCCAAGTATCCCTTTCAGCTTTGGACGTAGGTCTACAGTGTATCTGACTTTAGGTGGGTAAGGTTTTGCATCAAATGTTCTATGACAAATTGTCATATTTTCTACTTTAATGTAAAGGTTAAAACTTTCAGGATTATTCGTAATTGATGTGTTTAGTATCTCCGGATTCTCAGTAATTTCATACTGATTGTCCAACATATAAACAACTGATTTCATTTTCAAATCATACTGAAGTTCATTACAAAATCTTTTAATGTAATCATAAAACTCCTCAGATTTGTGAGCTTTGTTATTAAAGCCTTTAACATTAAAAAATCTTTGTACTACAATGTTGTCATTACACATTAGTAAAAACTCCACTTTAGTTGCTTCTTGTTCTTTCATTTGTTTGTTTTTTTTGACTTGTTTCTAAAATTTGTTTTTTCTTTTCTTGATAACTTTAAAAATGGTTTTAAAAAATTAACCCAGGCTTCATCCCCTTTGGGTAAAAATTTAAAAAGTCCATCTTCCATCATCATTTTAATTAGGTTTCTATGTCCCCTTCCGTCTGGATCCAATGACTCTGAGTAGTATAACCTAACTAATTCTCTACCTTCTTCTGAAATTAGTGGGTTTGCAAGGTCCACTATTTTTTCATTGATAACAAAGAATTCATCTCCAAATATCCCCTCTTTGGTTTTTCCGCTGAGTAGATTTTTTAAGGCAACATTTTCTTTTTGTTCTTTAAGTAGTGTCTCAGCCTTTGTTAAAATATCGGTATATTTTAATTCGGTATCAAGTATTTCCGGGAAAAACTTAACAAAAGTTTTTTCTCCTAAATAGAAAATCCCATCAATATTATCTGACATATCACCAGATACTATTTTAAATGTTTTAACATTATAATGTGGAATTTCAATATCGTACATTTTAATCATATCACCTAGTTTGTAATACTTTTTTTGTTGTGGTGAATAGATTGTTACTTTTTCTGAAATTAATTGTGTTAAATCCCGGTCAGATGAAAAAATTGTTTTTTCCTCATCCTCCGAGATTTGACAGTAGTAAGCAATTAAATCGTCAGCTTCAGATTGTTGAACTTCTAATTGTCTAACAAACATTTCCTCAAGATATTCCTTAACTCTTTGTTTTTGTTTTAGAAATGACTGTTCTTTAAAGTCTTCGTCTGTTTTTTGTTTACGATTTAGTTTGTATTTTGGGTATATAATTCTTCTTTGTGAAGATCCGGTTTCACTATCCCAACAAACAACAATTTTATTGTAATTGTTTTCTTCTAAAAATCTTCTTAAGGTGTTTAAAAAGTGCCAGATACCTCCAACATGCTCGCCTTTGTTAAAGAAGTCTCTGACACCAAAAAATCCTATTTTAAGAAGGTTGTTACCATCAACCAGTAAGGTCTTAGTCATTTAAAATTTCATTTACTGGGTTTGACAATACCGGTTCTTTTTCTGTTATATAGTCAGTTAAAAACTCACTAAAGATTGCTTTCATAACTGGAATACAAATTGAGTTTCCTGCTAATGCTACGTGTGCTGTGTTTGAAAGTGAGGTTGTTAACATTTTATCTATATCTTCTTCCTGGACACCCATAAATCTATAACCCTCTCTTGCTGTAATTGTTCTTATTCTACCATCTCTTGTCATAATTTGTGGTGAACCACTTGTTGTTAAACAAGGGGAACAGGCTTCAATTGAGTATATTCTTCTAGCTTGATCATATTTAACATCATCTCTTCTTGCAACAAGTTTACAAATAGAATTTACTTTAGGTGTGTTAGGTGTTGTTGGACAATTAATATATAATGAAGGGTCAACAGTGTCTTCAATGTATGGTTCCATTGGGACTCTAGTTTTTTTATAGTTGTCAACATTTAACATTTTTTGTTTTACAACTTCTCTATCTTCATTAAGTACTGAAATCATAAAAACCCTTTCTCTGTTTTGTGGACATCCAAAGTCTGCACCATTTAATAATCTCCAATATGATGTATATCCAAGACCTCGTAAAAAATAGATATGTTTTTTAAAATTTTCGTAATGGTTTTTTGATACTAGGTTTTTAACATTTTCCATTAACAAATATTTTGGTCTATTTGCTGACAATAGTCTTTCAACATCAAATAATAATCCACTTCTTGTACCTTCTTTAATCCCTCTTTGAACACCGGAAATTGAAATGTCTTGACAAGGAAATGAATATGTTAATAAATCACACTCTGGAAAGGTATTCTCGTCAACCTTTGTAATGTCACCCAAGTTACCATTAAGTGTTGTGTGCAACGCGTCATAACACTCATTTGCTTGTTTAAAATTATCACAATTTGCAATTACTTCGTGGTCTACACCAATATATTTAAGTGCAAGTTCTTGAGTTCCGTAACCGGAAAATAGAGATACAACTTTTAATTTATTCTTATTCATATACTTTTTCTTCTTTTAAATCAAATTCACCATCAGTTCCAATAATAGTTTTCCAATACTCGGCGTGTTCATTTTTGTATTTCTCAATTGATTGTTTTTCTTCTGTCGCGTCTTTACCCGGTAAAAATCCGTGTGGTGTCACAATAATTTTTCCATCCTCAAATCCAAGTCCATTAATGTGATTTTTCATAACAGATACTTTTGTTCTTGATGCGAATTTTACAGTTCTCTTATCTTTCGTCGCTGTAATTTTTGTTGTTCCAGCACCTTTTTGATTTCCAAATAAGAATACTAACGATGAGTTTAACCAAATTGCTTCACCACCTTTTGCTTTGATTTTTGGTTGACCAAATGGATTATCCGGAAGTTCTACCCAAGGTTGGTTTACAATAATCAAAGTATTTTCATATTTTGATTCAGCTTTTCTTGATCCGGAAATTCTTTGATTAATACCCATACCAATCTTATCTGCAAGAACTGATGCGTTATGTTGTTTACCGCCTTTACCTTCATATGTCATTTTACAAGGTACTGACCCAACAGAATCCCACATAATACAAAGGGAATAGTCAAGTTCTCCTTTTTCTTGTGCGTCTAACAAATCGTTAATATAATCTGTGATTTGTTCTATATAACTAAAGTTATTATTAAAAAGGAAAAAACCATCCCAAGCAAGTTCACCAGTTTCTTCATCAACAACTTCTTCACATTCAAAACCCATAAGTTTTGCGTGATCAAAAGACCATTTCTGTTCAGTAATGATATAAACAGGAAGAATTCCTTTTTTTTGTGCATCAACCGCTGTTTTAACGAGAGCTGTTGTTTTACCGGTGTCACTATGTCCTAAAAACATATTTAAATGTCCTATTGCCGGACCAGGAAGTCCTACTGCATCCAAAAATGAAGTTCCTAAATCAAAATACCTTTGTGGTTTATATTTTGCGTCTGAAGAGAATTTTTTCTTAATTGAGCTAAAGTCGTTTTTCTTAATTGCCATATTTTCTTTTTTAAAAAGATAAGAAATTATGGGTATATTGTCTATGCAACATACCCATATTATTTAAAATAAATTAGAATGGAAGTTCGTCGTCTGCGTCCTCATCATCTTGAGGGTCTACAACTTTTGCTACTTCTTTTTTTGGTGTCTCTTTTTTATAGTTACCACCAAAAGATTCTTCAGCTTCAGATGAATCACCGTAGACATATTTACCAGCGTCAGAATCCCATTTAGGTGTTTCACCTCTGGCGATTGCCTCAAGATATTCTGTTGGTTTTTTAGAGTACACACCTTCCCAAGTAAGTTCATCATTAATCCATTCTTCCATAATGTCAGAATCTTCGTGAACCGGGGTTGGGTCGTCATACATAACAGTTTGGATTACTGTGTAAAAAGCACCTTTTGGTGTTTTTGCTTTTGTAAGTTCAAGAATCAAGTCACGACCTTTTTCTCCATCAGCCACATCACCTTTTGCTTTGTAGATAGGAATAATCTTATCAAAGATACCCTCTTGTTTGTAGTTGTGTTTAAAACGCCAGAATTTTGGTCCGTCTTGTTCGTTGTCACGATCAATTACTTTTACAATATAAAATTTACGTGCTTTATATTGTTTTGCAAGTTCCTTATCGGAATCTTTACCAGTTGACATAAGTTCTTCATAAACCTCATTCAATGGAGATTTCTCATTGTCATTTTTTCCTGGATCGTAGAATTTTTGCCACTTACCATCAACTAGGATTTCGTGGAACCACACTTCTTTGAATGGGGAACTTCCGTCTGGTGTAGGAAGGATTCTGATTTTCTTTTGAGCCTGTTTCTCATTGTCTTTGAGAATTGCAGCAAAATACTTTTTCATTCTTTCTTCTTGAGACATTTTTGAAGTGGAAGAAGAACCACTTTGTTTTGAGCTTTCATACTGAGCCAAAACTGCATCTAAAACATTGTTTGTCGCCATATATTTGTGTTATTAAAAGTTTACAAGTTAAAATATAAAATAAAAAATCGTCGCAGTCAATAAGTCTTAAAAAATTTTGAGAAGGACACGAATGTCCTTCCCATATTTACATCATTTCTTCGTCAGTTCCAAAATCATTAAATGTTGTTTTAATTTCTTCTGGTGAATATTCTTCAACATCATCTGTTGTTAAAACATATTCATTTTTTCCAGATTTTTCCATATCTTCTTGTTTATCCATAAAAAAATCTGATAGTTTTTGTTTGAATGGTCCAGAATCAAGACTTCTTAACTCAAGTTTTTCTTCTGGAGTTTTTGGTCTGTATTTATCAAACTTAGCTTCAAGATCATTGATTTTTGATACTAGTTGGTCCATCTCACCTAATTTTGATTCTAAATTAGAAAGTTGTGAAAATAAATTATTAAAATATTCTTCTTGTTTGTCAGACATTGTTTTTTGTGTATCAACAAGGTCTGTAATATCAATTTCTTCTTCACCACCCTCTTCCTCAGTCTCAACTTCTTCAACGTCAGTATCTGCTGCAACATCAATTGGTGTTGGTCCTTCCGGTTCGGCCGGAGCTTCTGGTGCTGGTGGCATTCCAGCTTCTACACCTGGTTCTGCTGGTGGTATTTCACCTTCTGGAGCTGGTGGTAAATCAGCACCTAAATCACCAACTGGAGCTTCACCAGTAGGTGGTACCGGTTGTTCCATAATATAATTGTTGATTTCTTTATATCTTCTAATTTCTTCAAGTATTTGCTTGTCTATTCCCATCTTATCCGTTTAATAATGTTTTTATACCAGATTTAGTTTCAACCTGAATTTTTTTAAATTGTTTCATTGTATTATCAACTCTTTCAATTAGACCATCTTTCATTCTAATTGTATAACAATCTCCAGTATCTAAATCACATACTTGTTTGGTGCCGTCACCATTATCTTTCTCACTAACCCTAGTGTTTTTACCAAGATAATTATCTAATATAAGTTTTGTGCTCATAATTTCTTTTATTTATAAATATCATTAAGTTATAAAAAATTATTGATAACCCACACTACGTAAGTAATCAATAACATATTTTACTTTATTCTTTATTTTTTCTTTATCATCATCACTTAAGTCAGTATAAATTGTGGTTTCTATGTTTGATGGCCAAGTTGTAACATAAGCTCTTGATATACTATCTATTACTATATTTTTATCACTAGGATTTTCTCTAATATCTGGTGCTTTGTCTTTATATTTTGCAATAAAGAAATCAACAAAATTTTCAAAACTACTAAAAGAAACATAAGGAACGTTTATTATACTACCTCTTGATACGCAATAATAATTTGGTTTAAAATATGTATTTGCAGCACCCCCATAAGGATTAATATCCAATCTTACTGCGGCATAGTTATTATCGTAAGAAACAAATTTTTGACCTTTACCAGTTTCAATATACATTGTTGACATTATGAAGTCTAATAACTTACCTTTGTTTGTAACACTCATTGATGTTGTTTGATTAATTCTAGTTGCAATAATTTGTGTTGCTTTATCAAAAGTTATTGTTGTTTCCTGTGGTGTTTGGTTTGTATATTGTGTAAATGATGTGTTTAATTTTTCTTGACAAGCTTGGTTTGCAGTAAGAACGGCTTGTGTTGTATTAATTTTATTAATAACATCAGATTTTAAGGCAAGTATTGTATTCGTGTCATTTATTACTTTTTCTTTTTCTTCAACTCTTTCTTTTAATGTTGTTAATATTTGTGTTGTTAAAGATTGTAATAATGTCTCAACAGCTGGAATGCTATAAAAAGGTTGTCTTTGACCTTCAATATAGGTATCAAAACCATTCCTACTTATTCTATGTTTAACACTTGTTATCATATATGGGCCACTAAATAATGGAACATTTCTTAAATGGAAATACATCATAGGTTGGATAAGTGCGTTACCCATCATATCAATTGAACATCTATAACTTCTGTTCCTATATACATTATATAATGAGACACTCTGTGTTGCTCCCCCTCTATTCCTATATTGATTAGCCATTTGAGTTAATAATTGTTCAGATTCGGCGGTTGGAAGTCCGGGATCTTGTGCAATGTCAAGTTGTTTAAATACTTGTTGGTTTTGAGGACCAAAATCAACTGTGAATCCAACAACTTTATTTGACTTATCCCAATTTGTTTTGTCTGTTTGATTTTCAAGAAGTGGATTTTCTGTTGCCCTTCTTAAATCAAAAGCATCGTCTCTATATCTATAATCAACATTTTCGTTCATTGCCAAATGTTGACTTGGGGCATAGGCGTATATTGAGACATACTTTGTTCTTGTATCTCTATAATCAACATTTAAAAATGTACCAAATAAACTATTTGCAAACTCAGTTGTTCCCTCCGGTTTTGGTGTTGGTGTTTTACTAGCATCTTGGACATTGTAGAAGTTAGCGTAAGCCGGCATTATAAAAGATTTAAATCTATTATCTACAAATATTTGTTCTATAACGCCCAGCATTCTATTGTTATAGTTCATAGATGATATCATATTTTGAACTTTGAAAATATCAACAAATATTCTGTTTCCAACATCTCTACTTGCTCTATCTAATATTAATATATCCTCAAATAATGTTCTTGATTTTAAATCTGCACCAGAAATCCATTTATCATTAATTGATTTAAATGAGTCCCACATTTCATATCTTGTGACATCCCCATTATATTCTTTAAATTTAACACCCTCTGATTCCGCTGTAATTGTAATATTTGGTAATTTAGCTCTTGTCGTTGTAAGTGTTGAGTCAAGGATTATATTCAAATATGTTTCACCATTATTCAAATATGTTGTCATTAAATCCAAAAACTTACTTTGGTTCATTGTTGAGTCTTTTAACTTTTCTTTTGCGTATATTTTTATAATTGGTGATAAATTCTTAATGTTGTTTACACTAAACTCAATATTAAAATCAACAAAAAAGTCTGTGATGTACGAACCATTATTGGTATAGACTAATCCTGTTATGTCTGAAAAACCAACATAGGTTTCTAGCGCTTTCCATTGATCTGGATATGCTGTTTTAGATTGTATTAATGTAACAGACCCACCATTTGTTGGTAGTGCGTTTGGTGTTTTTTGTTGATATCCTTCCCAAGTATATTTGTCAATGACTGGTAGATTTGAGAAACTATAAAAAGTTCTTCTGTCAAAATTTGATGGGTTACCATTTTTAAATACAACACTATAACCCATAAACAAATCAAGGGTATTTTGTATTTTTGTTTTTTGATTATCTTTAAGTTTATCAATAAGTGCTGTTCCGGTAAGTCCGTCAACTTTTTCAATTTTAAACATTTCCCTCATTAATCCTTGGAAATTCTCATAGGTTAACTCAGTATTTTCGTCTGGATTTTTTGGTGAAAGATTACTTTCAAAGTTTGAGGCGTTTGAACTAAATAATAAAAATTGTTCTTCAAACTTATCTAAAATATCCTTTGAGAAAGTAGTAAATAACTCACTTATATTAGTATATTCATTTGTCCCAAATAATCCAAAGTTTTGTTGTGTTTCACTATCCGAAAATACATCTCTTATGTATTGATCCGGATTTGGTTTAATTAATTTACTAACATCAAAATAACCATAATTTGGTGCTTGCCAGAATAATCTAACAGAACCATTATGAACCGCCGGATTATTAGGTACCGATAGTATTTTAGTATTTGTTAATGAAAAGCACTCACTTGAAGTTTGATTGACATTGGACCCAAGCGAAGGCATCAAATAAATTGATTGATTATCTTGACTTAAAACATAACAATTCCAAGGTGTTACGTTAATAGCTGTAGTTGGGTTTGTAATATCGTAACCAAATGGTGCATTTATCACTGTTGGTGGTGATATTAACATTTTAAAGTTGGTGTTAATTGCATTTTGTATATTTTGGTTTGAAAAAACCCCAACCTTTTTATTTGTAACAATAAAATTACCTGGTGTTTGACCTGTTAATATATTTGTTGTTTGACTTGGTGATATTTTGTAAAAACCAGTTGACCCTGGTACACCGCTTATTTGTGAAACAATTTTTGTACCTAGGTCAAGAGAACTCCCTGAAAGTGTTTCACCTGGTTCTAACGCAATAAAATTTACTGATAGAACTTCAAGGGTATCTCCACTCACATAATAAGTTCCGGTAATATCATTTAATTCTGAAAAAACTTTAGACCCTTGGAAAAATGTGTTATAATCATTTATTAATTTCGGATAGAACCCGGTATTTATAATGTCTTTATAATTTGTTCCAATGGTGGCTGTTTCATCCAAAAATATATCGTAGTTTTGTCCATCAACATTTACTTGATATTGTGTTGTTGATGCCGAATAAAATGGATCATAGTTATATATGTAATCCGTGTCTTTCCAGACATCGGTTAATATATCAACACCATTTTCAATCCAGTTTTTATATCTATACCATATAGAACCATATTTTAAAACCCAAGCATATGGTAATTCGTGTACCGCACCAAATTTTAGTAATGAAGGTAATATATACCCTTTAGTTGATACACTACCATCTGAATTATAAAGTTTATATTTATCTCTTAATGTTGCTAATGGTAGACTATTCAAAAATAGATATGCGGCCGTTTTAAATGGTGACAAATCATTTTGATCATACGTTGCGTTTTTTACACCTAGTTGTATTGCATTTGAGAATATTGGTGTATTAAAAATTGATGTTGTTTGGTTTGGTGTTAGTCCACCATCATACCCTTCATATGTAACATTACCCTCCGTTGCAAACTGGTCTTTAATTTGTCTAGTTGTGTAAAATGTATTTAAGTTTGTTAAATTTAAAGTCTGATTAAAAACATCTTGTTTATAATTAAAGTTTGTAACAGGTGATAATGTTTTATTTTTTATTAACTTTATTGATGTGTTATATTCAAGTGTGTCACTTGTTTTAAATGTATCACCCTCTGATTGTATTGCAACACCATTTACTAAATTATCTTTACACCAGGTTAAGTTTGTTAATGGATACAAATCAGTAAAATCAAATTCATCAACAATATTTTTTTCAAAATATGCAACACTTTCATCATTTTTTGTTAAACCAATACTTGGGAGCGCGGCATTACTTTGGAGGATTGAACCTTTATATAAAAAGAATGGTACATTAACGTCATTTTTAATATATGATGTATTATACTCTTTTCTTATAAAATTTTGGTAAGATGGTCCCTCACCTTGATTTGATATTTGTTTTAAGAATGTTTGATAGTTTTGCGCATTAATATCATACTCTTTTAATTTTTTAATTAAAAACGGATTATCATTTCCCAACGCTTTAACAATATCACTTGATTCAGATTCAGATACAAAAGAATTTATGTTATATTGCTTAACACTATTTCTATTCATTTTTGTATAAAAAGAATTAAGTAACATTCTTTCGTAAATCTCATAAAAGAATTTAACTTCTTCAGTGTTTTGATACACATCATTACCTATTGTGAACTCAATGGCATTGAAGCTAAATCTATCTGGTTTATCTAAAAAGTTACCTGTGTCCCCAGCGCTAATGCTAGGACTCTCTCTTTCTGTAAACCCTCTTAGGAACTCCTCAACAAACTGGACCTCTGGCCATATTTCTGGGAAATACGCATTTATCTTTGTTGCAATATCGCTATCACCAGGATATTTTAGAACATACTTTTCTTTCCCATCTTCCAATACTTCACCGATAACTTGGGGCCAAGGATATATTGGTGTATTAATTTCGTTATTTTTATTATCAACACTACTTGTATTTAAAACGGCTTTTCGTCTATTGGGATCATCTCTTAAATCCCAAGCTTTAGTGTGAACATCATCTAATAATCTTAAAAATGCTTCACCTTGTGCAAAAAACACAGCCATAACATTTCTAATGGTTGGTTGAAATCCTAATCCATTAGTTTTATTTTCAAATTGCGCTTGTATTTCTTTTGTTAAACTTTCCTCAACTTCTTGTTTTTTTGTAACAAATTTTTCTTCAATGTTTTTTATAACATCCAAAAACGAGTTGACACCATCAAAAACAATTAATCCCTTATATTTTCCTAAACTTACTCCGTTTATAATTTCATTTGCTATTTGATTTCTAAACTTTTCATATTCATTAGTTTGGAGTGGAACACCATTTCTTTTTTTATATGTTTTTTCAATATTGATATCATTAATTGTTACTGGTTTGAAAAAAATGCCTGGTGTAATAGCTACTGGTATGTCTTTTCCTACAACCGGATTTGATGTAAGTTGTGTGTTATATTTGGTTATTTTTGATTCTAGATTTTGTAAAGCCTTTTCTTGGTTTTCACTATCGTTAATTAAGTCTTTTCTAAATTGATAAAATATAGTTTCATTTGTATTGTTTTGAATAAACACAAGTTCTTGATCACAAAATTCTCTAGCCCAAGATGTTTGTAATTCGTAATAAACTTTTTTTGTATACTCGGCAATGGTGTCAGTGTAACTTTCAAGTTTATTTATTTTATCTAAATTTGTTTTTTTAAATTGTTCTTCAATATTTGTAATTAACTTTTCAAGTCTTGTTTTTAATTCAAGAATTGTTATTTCAGGAAAATCATCAGCAATTAAACCTTTTGATTTATATTCCGAATAAATTTCTTTCATTTTTTGTAGGCCACCACTACTATGTGTCTGTTCTACAGTTGTTTTAGTATTTGCTGGATTATCAGAATTTATAATTTGTTTATCAACTTTAACTCTATACATTGATGGAACAGCCATCATTTGTGCCCAAGTGATATCGGCCATAAGTGTATATTTGTAAGTATAAAACTCACACCTTACTCTAAAATTATGTGTTGATGGGTCAAATGAAGCATTAAATGATTGTAACATTAATGGAATTCTAATTGCTTTTCCAAGATATCCTTTAAGTGTTAAATAAAATAATGGATAAGGTAAATTAAAAAAGGCGGCATATGGGGAGTTGTTCCCAGCTTCAAATAAAGCTCTACCTTTAACATCCTCAAGGGTAATTTCAATTACTGGTAAAAAATCAGTACCTATATTTACATTAATATCAACAATACCAAGTAATCCATTATCTACAGCTCCTGGGTCGCCATTTGATTTTATTATCTGACTATAGTAATAATCATCAGATAAATCTGGATTTTTTGTAATATTAATTGCTGGTTGATTTACACCTTTACCTTGTAGTGTGTCCTTACCAGTTATTTCATCACTCCAGGCATTGTCTAAAAATTCTCTAAATCCAGGATTTAAAAAATTAATTTTACCTACAGACACTGTTCTTATGGCTTCGGTTTGTGGGACACCAACCGCTAATTTTGTTCTTGGTAAAACAGAACATTCAAGATTTGCATACATAACAAGATTTTCTTGTTGTATAAGTCTATCTTGTACATTACCATCTAAATCAACAATTTTGTTTGGGTCTATTAGTGATATATTTTGGTAATCAAATTCAACTAATATATTTTCTGAATTATCTACCATAATATAAGAAATAATTATCTACTTGTAATTTATAATCTTGTAAAGACGTGACTAATGGAAATGGTATTGTAAGGACCGCTCCGTCAGGAATGTTAGATTCAAATCCGGTATATCCAGGATTTGCAACCATAATTAACCAACCAAAAAATGGACTATCATAATATTGTTGTGATATTTTATCAAGTCTTGATTTACCCATAATATAGATATACTTCTTATCAGTTGGTTTACTTGGTAAGTCAACGTACGGAACAGTTGTTTGTACTCCGTTAAACAAAAATTGATTATATCTATTATAATATTGCAATGCCATAATTAATCAAATGCCACTTTACCGTTGAAGGTGTTTTTCTTTTTATTTGTATTCAAATCACTATACGCTTCTTTGAGTAATTTTTGATTGTCCTTTGTATTGTCGTTTACCTCTGTTGAGTACTCAAGTTCACTTTCTGGTTTGTCAATTTTAAAATTAACAAATTTTTGATATTCAGGACTTGTTTCAAAATCGGTAAATACCTTTTTCTCAGCATCAAATTCTTTTATATGTTCTGTTTTAACACTTGCACAAGTTTCTTTTATTGTATTTTCCATTGTTGTGTTAAGTTTTACTCTTTCAGTAATAATACTTTCTACAAATGTATTATACTTACTATCATCAGTAAAGATATTTGACATAACAAAGTAAAATCTAAGATCCGCATCATCTAACAATATACCATTAACTAATGGTACAAATGTAAAATTACTATCATCTACAAAACTATTATTTAGTATTTTTTTATCATTTATGGTTTTGAAATAATCATTTAAATTTGTTACAATTTTATCTGGATAAATTTTTTGTAACTCTTGTTGTTTTGATTGATTTAGAACATTATCTAAATTATAAACTTTATATTTACCTGTCTCTAATTTATAACCATCAATTACGTTTCCAATAACAAGATCCAAATCTTTAAATATTTGAACATAATTTTGCTGATAGTTTGTAAGTTCATTAATAAAACCTACGGTATCGTCAAGTATTTTATTTTCTTGTTCTGAGACAAGTTCAATTAGTTTATTTTTGTATTCTCTTTTTGTTTGTTTAGAATATTCATCAGTTGCAATAGGTCTAACTAATGGACAATTATCATCTTCAATATCTTTTATAGTTTGTTTAATTAAACTAGTTACTAAATCTTCATATTGAATCATCTTACCTAGAATTTCAACTTCTATTGGTGGTATTGCCTGTTCATTTTCTTTTTCCGGTAAATTACCTTTACTATAATTCCTAGTTTTAGAAAGTATTTGTAGTGTTGGGTAATTTCTAACTTCGTTTATTGATTTAAGTTGGTTAAATATTGTTGTAAAATACGTATTTGTTGATGTTGATAGATTTTCAAATAATTTAGTATATTCAATATTACCAGTTTGGTATGCACCATCGTCAAAGTTGCTAGTTGATAGTATGGTACCAATAGTACTTCCACCCTTTTCTGGGATTAAATTTTGTATATCACCATTGTTAACCCCTAATCCCGGATTGTTATTTAATATTTTTTGAACTAAAGCTTCGTCTTTATCTTTTGTACTTTCTGTTGGGATTGACCTTTCGTCATATATTTCTGTATTTGCATAGAAATTAAATGAAAGTGCGTTTTGTAGTTGTTGGACCGGATTTGCAAGACCCTGCCCACCAATAAAGTCAAAACCTAATGAAATTTTTGCAATCATAGGTTGTACCCCAATTCCTTCAGGATTTATGTCATATAAAAGTGGTTCATATGATATTTGTAAATCATTTGGTATTATCTTTGAGTGGAAGAAGTCACCAATTCTTAGAACTAGCACTGGTGGTGCCCCAAAAGATGTATTTCTAGCATCATTATATTTTGGTTTACCATCCGGACCAATTACTGGAATTGTTTGTCCAGGTCTTACACATTGTTGTAAGAATGTAAGTCTAGCGTTTAATCCTTCTGGTGTCATTGAATGGAAGGCCGGATTAAAGAATTTTATTTTATCTTTAAAGCTTGAGTATACCATTGGGTTTGTTTCTTTGATTACCTCAAAATAATCACATTCAGAAAATAATGTTCTTAATACTTGTTTAGAAATACCATCTTTAATTTTTTTATCAATAGTTGGTTTTGGTGTTGGTGTTGGTTTTGGTGCTTCAATATTTTCTTTACCACAAGCATTACGACAATTTGTTTCACCAGTAAATTGTGCTGGATCATTTGGTGATGTAACTTCAATACAATTACCATCAACACAATTAAATCTTCTATTGTCAACCGGAACTATAGGATTTACAACTGGTACTTCTACAACTTCAATATCTACTGGTGGCGGTGTAAAACTATCAATATTAATTTTAGTTATTGCGACTCTGCGACAAGCCATCGCTGGTACACTATACCATTGTGATAAAGATGTTACTTTATTTGTACTAGTATCTTGTATGTCCGCGGTACAAACAACATTTGTAATACTAGGGTCACCACTTGTATTAGGTATTACAGTTTCTTCACCTAACGAACTAAAAGAAAATTTTACTTGTCCTCCTTCAATCCACTCACTTATTTTTTTATCACCAACAGTTTGATCTTTAAACCAATTTTCAACAACACTATTTCTTCTTTGTGATAATTTTTTATTATAAGCTTCTTTTGCTGGCGCCGATGCGGAGCCAGTTAGTTCTATTGTAACTTTTCCTTGATAATCAACAAGTAGTTCTTTTAGTTTAGGTAGGAATTCAGTTTTTATTGCGTTAAAATTTCCTTCAACAACTTTATTGAAAAATGGTGCAACACCACTAGAGGTGTACTCTTTCCCAGCGCTGATTACTTTTGCCGGTGCTTTTGACACGTAATCTGTTGATTTTTTACCTATATATTGATCATACCAAAATTGGAAGGATGAATTTAAATTTGTTTCAAAACTTGTTTGTCCAATTGGGTAGTCATTGTCAAAGTAAAAACCATAACCAATGAATTTGTTTAAATCGTTACCAAATGTATCTTGTGTCACATCACTAACTTTAGATGTGAATGTTTCTGTTGTTTGATTATCACCCTTTTTACTACCATCAGATGTACTATTTGATCCATTCGTTCCTTGTCCACCGGTATTACCAACAATTTCTTGATTTACCAACTTAATTTCTTCATCGGTTGCACCCGGATTTTGTAATATTT